TTTACAAAATGGATAAGATTAAAAATCAATTAGCCGGTGTAGCAGCTTTACTTGGTGTCATTGCAGCAATTGGTGGTGGCTTTGTAAAGTATGGGGAAATTGTAACTAAACTAGATGCATTAGAAGGTGCTAGTGGTGGCATAGATTTTTCTCCACAGATTGCAGTGTTAGAAGAAAAAGTTAATGCTTTAGAAAATGCAGATACATCACACACTCATGAAGTTGGTGAACACAAACACGAGGAACACGGTCATACTAAAATATTAGTAAACGAAAAAACAATACAAATATTACAAAATCAAATAGACGAACTAAAAGCAAAGAGCGATAATCCATTAGCACAATAATGAATCTTTCACGTAACTTTACTCTTCAAGAGTTAATCAAATCAGATACTGCTATCCGTTTGGATATCAATAACAATCCAAACTCAGGGCAGATAGAAAAGTTAAGATTACTTTGTGAGAATATTTTACAGCCGGTACGTGACCATTTTGGCAGGGTCAAGGTGACGAGCGGGTTCCGTAGTGAACAACTTTGTATAAAAATTGGTAGCTCAATCAATAGTCAACACGCCAAAGCCGAGGCCGCAGACTTTGAATGCATGGGCACAGACAATGCAGAATTGGCTGACTGGATTTATAACAACCTAGAATTTGATCAATTGATATTAGAATTTTACACACCTGGAGAACCAAACAGTGGGTGGATACACTGCAGCTACACTACTGACCAACCAAGAAAACAATTTTTACATGCCTATAAATCAGAGGGTAAAACAAAATACAAACCTGTGATTGGAAAGGCAAAAGACCTTGTCTAAAAAGAGTACATTGTTTGCAGAAATAATTAAAAGAGCAAAGATGGTGGATGGTGTTTGTCCACATTGCGGGGACCATACGCTGCTGATATCAGTAGTGCAAGACTACTACAGATGTTTAAACTGTGGTGGGGACATAGAGCAGAAAGTAAATGGCAAGATAAGTTATTTACCTATAGACCTAACGGTTCAAGAAGTAGATAAAGATGGCCAAACGTAAATTTGTAAACTTTACACCAAGACCAAAGCCTAGAAAACGTCCTCGGCGTCACAAGAAAAGCCTCAATAAATCAGAAAAAAGGGATCATAAACCGTACAATCGACAGGGTAGAAAACAATAAAAAAATTATTTTTATTGTTGACAAATATCCCTAGATATCCTATATATTACGCATACTCAATTTATAAAGTTGCAACTTTGTAAAGCTTTGTGGCGGAACAACGTTTAAGCGGATGTAACGCACAAGACCCGAGGGTTACGGCCGAGTGGCTGAAGACACGGGAATTGGTTCTGAGTACCGACTTATCTAAACAAATTAGATGGGACGCTTCGGGAAAGGTTGTGGGTGACTACCAGGAAGGCCCACCGAGTGAGTTAGTAAAAGGAGAAAGTTATGGTAGATCAAACAAGATGGGGCATCGACATGGTGCAACAAGAAAACAAAGCAAAAGCTTATGAAGATCAAAAGCTTATGCGAAAAGAAGTTGAAGAGTTTATAAAAAATTGTAGTGTATATCAATTACAAAAAATGACAGAAAGAATGAAGGAGTTAAAAAAATGAAAACGGTTACACTAAACGTTGAAGGTATATCACAAGGACAGTGGTCTACATTTTTATTAGAGTTAAACTTAATGAAGAAAGCATGGAGGCCATACGGTGTTGATGTTAAGTTAAAAGCACATTCAATTAATAAAATAATTGAGAAAGGAACAACTGTAAATGACTACACAAGATCAACTAGACAAACTCGCAAACGAGTACAACAAAACAAAAGATCCTAAATACAGAGAAGTTTGGTATAAACTAATAAAAGAACTTGCTTATGGAGATGGATATTATAATTCTAAAGGACGGACTCTACCATTCGATCCTAATCGCAGAGAATCTAACGACTGATTGTTTTGATTTTTGTGACATGGTTCGAGAACGAGTAACTACTTATCTTGAAGATAGAAACCAACACATAATTAAAAGTGGTCCCTGGGGTGGTGGTCAGTGGTTTGGATGTATCTGTCGTTAAGTTGTGGCCCATTGGTCTTGGATGCGATGCACGGCATGTGTTAGGAATAATCCCGGGTGAGACCTACCGGGAGCCACATTAAGTTGTAGTCTGTTCTTTGCAATCGAAAGCAGTAAACATTTCATATTCATTGATGGTCATTGGATTCAATGACTTTAACATTGTACTAGAATAATCATACCCGTAGATAATACATTTATAGTACTCATCAAATTCAGACATAGGCACCGGTATAGGTTTACATTCATTACCAGGTATTCCGCTGCATATTATCATCATTAATATATATTTTGTCATTGACTTTTAATATTATTCTCCTATATTATCATCATTAATAAACGAAAGGAAATCAGATGACTGATATAACCAAATACAGAAACGTTTCACTCACAAAGGAAACATACTCTACTTTGGAGAAGTTGTCGAAGGTATTATTGCCTGACGCAAAGTTATCCATATCAAAGACAGTAGAATCTATAGCAAACGAAAAAGCTAAAAAACTTAATGGTAAATTAAAGGAGAAATAATGTTTACATTAACTGAAGAACAAAGAAAACAATTATTACAATACATGTGGCAAAGACCATACGGTGAAGTTGCACAACACATAGCAATGTTAGCATCACTAAAACCTGCAGAAAATAAAAAAGATGACGGACCAAAAAAAGATCTGTCCTAATTGTTTTGGTAATGGGTTCGTTAGAGTTAAAGAATCCATTAACCGAATCGATGACGTTATACAATGCGTAGTCTGTAATTCACAAGGCGAAGTACGTGACAAAGAGTATGACGAGTATTTTGAAAGATATAAAATACTGAAACCATCCGATGCGTAAAAGCAGACACTGGCTAGATATTGACCAAGACTCTGTTGATGTAGAGATAAGAGACGAGGATCGAGCGTCAAGGGACAACCAAGAGTTTGCACACACAGATGGTAAGAAAGTGATACAGAAAGATAACAAACGAGTGCCGCGATTCAAAACAAAACTAGAAGAGTTGATATGGATTGCACAACAGAAAGGCAAGAAATGAACGAAGTAGACGCAGCATATATCGCAGGACTCTTTGATGGTGAGGGGTCCATACACTTTAAACGTGGTATCGAGAAGAAAAAGAAACACAAGGGAGATGGATACCGGACCTCTAATTCTATGCGTATTAGCATGGAGATAACCATGACAGATTATTCTGTATTAGTTTGGGTCCATGAAGTCTTGGGTGTAGGTACACTCAGGCCTAAAAGAGTAAAAGGTAAACGTAAAGATGGTACGCCGTATCTAAAACAATATAAGTGGCGATGTACGTTTAGAGATTGCTACCAAGTATGTCTTATCTTGTGGCCATTTGCTCATGTAAAATTAGATAAGATACAACAGGTTATTGAACATTATTCTAAAGAAAAAATTATGAATGGTAATGTTGTAAGTTTAGATGAATACAAACAAGCGATGAGTTTAGAATGAGTTGTCTTAGTTTAATGTTAGCTTTGTCTATGCATGTAGGGTTAGAGGGTAATTATAACTCGATACATCCACACGCACGGTGCCAAAAAGATGCTGTGATATCAGGTATTTATTATAATAGTGAAGATAATATATCTGCTTATGTTGGACTAGAACATAATGGATTTGAATTAGGACTGGTTACAGGTTATGGATACGCGAATGTTGTACCGATGTTACGATATAAAAAAGATAAATTATTTATTGCACCTGCAATTGAAAAAGGTGGGAAGAAAGGATTGGTAATAGGAATTGAGTTTTAAGTGGAATAAATTATACGAATACCCAGCGTCGATGCGAACGTCGATAGAGGGTAAAAGACATTACGAGATAACTGGTAAGAAGTTACCTAGTGTAACAACTATTCTGTCAGCGACTAAATCTCAGGAGGCGATAGACTCGATTAATAGATGGAAGGCGCGGGTAGGCGAGGACCAGGCAACAAGAGTCAAGGATCAAGCGGCAAGCAGGGGTACCAACATGCACTATCACCTGGAGAAGTATATCCTGGGAGAAGGACACAAGGATCTAACCGACGAGGGTCAGGTGGCAGGCGACATGGCTCAAGTGATAATTGACAAAGGCTTAGTTGATTTGTCAGAGATATGGGGCAGTGAAGTTACCCTATATTACCCGGGACTGTATGCAGGTGCCACGGATCTAGTGGGTGTCTACGACTACGAAGATTCGATTATTGACTTTAAGCAATCGAACAAGCCTAAACGTAAGGAGTGGATAGAAGATTATTTCATGCAGCTAGGGGCATATGCTATGGCCCATAACCAGGTCTACAATACTGAGATCACTCAGGGTGTGGTATTGATGTGTACACCAGACAATTATTTCCAAAAATTTCAAATAAAAGGCAAAGAGTTTATCAAATATCAACATAAATTCCTAGAGCGAGTTGATAAATACTATTCTAATTTAGAATGATTCTAAACTATATAAATAAGGCAGCATTGCCACAATTAAAAAGTGAGGTTTTATGCGGTTCATCACCACCTATAGGTTTTTTGAAATTATTAAATTTGACAAAACCCTTTAGAAAAAGAGAGGTGATCTGGCACTTTGGTGATCAGCAAGGAATACCAACGTTTTTTGAAGACAGGGGCCGCGCGAGTACTTTGGATTCCATTTTTGCATTTAAAATTCTGGAAAACCTATAGGCCTGATGTTATAGAGAGCTATGCCCAAGAAGAGAAAACTAAATACAATTGATAAAATCAATAATGATATTCCATATCACAAATACAGAGTAGAGTGGGTTGATTGTGTATCTGATTCTGCCTGGGCTAATGATAAGGAGTTTGATAAAATGAAATTAGCTAACCCTGTAAATGAAGGTTGGCTATATGAAAAAACAAAAAACCATATCAAAATATTTGCTTCGTATGATAAGGATGAAGACGGAATTACTTTTGGAGATCGGACGATGATTCCTCGTCAATGGGTAAAGAAGATGACGAAACTTTCTTAACTCTAGGAATAATTTTTTCATCTATATTCTCTTGAGTCTCGCTGTCTATCAAAGGTGAATACTCTTTCATGATAGTTGCAAACTCTTTACGCATATCTTCTATGCTGGCTTTCTTGATGTCACCAGTTAATATCATTTTTTGTTCTACGTACAGAGCTCCAGCTTTACCACGTGCCACTTCTGCATTTGTAGCTGCAGACCAGGCCTTAGACTTTCTTGCTTCATCTCGTAGTCTACCAAGCTCAGTAAGATGGCTTTCTATATCGATCTTATACTTCTGTTGGTTCTCTTCTCTAAGCTCACCTATATACTTTACAACTAATGGAAACTTCTGAGGGTTTTGTAATTCTGATGCTGTGATTCTAGCTCTGTCTTTTTCATAGCCAGCTTCGATAGCACACTCATACGCATGCATACGTCCTTCATTAGTCACCAACAAGTTGGCAAACTTTAGCTGCATTTCGGTCAATCTTTTAGGCACTCCCATAGCTTGACTTTTAACGTAACATAACGTAATAGTCAACCACATGATAAATGCGAAAGAACTAGCTAAACAGCTGGACAATTTTTTAAAGTCACCCACATGTCAAAATGCTAGGGTACAGGTTAGACTACCAAGGGGAGAGTTTCATTCTCCGGATGGTCACTTTGATATTCATTCAATTACTCTATTTGAAAATAATATAATTGGTGCAAGAGAATCACATAGATTGGTGATTGATATTGCTTCTGAGAGTTGGAGAATGGGTTCAGTTAAGAAAAAAGCGTAAACAATTGTTACGTCGAAAAATCGATGGGACCAGAGGCAAAATTTTATCAATATTGGAAAAAAAATACACCAAACATTTCGTACACAAGGCTTGAAAATACTAGCAGTTTAGGTACGCCAGATGTGTTGGCATACAACAAAAAAGGTACATTTTTTACCATTGAATTCAAAGTAACAAAACGTAACAAATTAAGCATTTCACCACACCAAATTGCGTTTCACGTGAAACATCCGAGGCATAGTTTTATCCTCGTAAAGTCCCTCGCTTCCGGCTGCTTGAAACTTTATACAGGGGACCAGATTCAGGAGCTTGTTGTTTCAGGCTTGTTGCTTGATGCCTCTGCGACAGGGCTTGATGCTTGTCGCTTGTTGCTTGAAGATTTAGCTTGATGGTTCGCGCTTGAAGCTTGTTGCTTCTCCCATTCTTTTCTTTTTTTCTCAAGCTCCTTGTAATATTTCGGATGTTTCCAGATCATTTTTAATCTTGTTCTTCAGTATATTCAGTCTCAGTGTCAATGCCATAGCGCTCATCATCCGGGGTCTTGCCCATAATTTTTTTATAAGCTTCTTCTTCGCTTGAAGCCTCAACACCAAACCAAACATCTGTTTTAACATACGTTTGTTCAATTGTGTATTTTTTCTTTTTAGTGTTTTCCATAACTTATATTTCCTACCTCTCTATTCCAGCAAGCCCGGCAATCTTGGCAGCTGTTGCCCTGCTTCGGTGCTGGGCAGCTCGCGCCGCCCTTACTAGTCACCGTCGAAGTCCAAGGCCAAAATTTAACTGGGCCCTGGTCTATCATATGCGAGGACATACGAATGATTAAATTTTTTGGTACAACCTCAGGTTGAATTTGGTTGAGAATTTTTGCTTCTCGTGTTGGCATCCAGTGACGCGTGCCAGGTGTCAACCTGCATACTTCAAAAATTTTATTTAAATGATCAAGATCTTGAATATCTCCGGCATCGTGCCATCTAAAAAATTTCTGTCTTTTAATTTGTGTAACCATTGCAGCAACCCAGCCCGGACGCTTCAGTGCTTCTAGTCGCTGGTACTGTGCAGCCTTAATTGCTTTGTATCTTGTATAGTTACCCTTCAGAGCGTAACAGCTGGCGCAGACGCTGCCTTTAATTTTTCTTAACTTGCTCCCGGTTTTGCATTCCCAGGCTGGCAAGCTGTAACTCAGGCCCGGCATCTTAGACGTTCGAGTCAGTGACCCGGTAATTTGTTTTGCTTCTTTTACTTTCATGATTCCTCGCTTTCTTCATCCAATATAATGATGGATAATTAAAAGTCAATATATTTATTTACAAGCTGCGACAATATTGTCATTTGACTTAAGGGATTTTATAGGATATACTAGGGGCGGGCGGCCGGGGTCATATGCTTGAAGATTCGCGGGCCCACCCTCCCGGGCCGCTTGTTGCTTGTTGCTTGTTGATTATTTTTTTTTAAGAAAAATGACGGGACTACGACCAGCCAACGCCAGAGTCTCTGTGTTCTAGCGGCGGCGCGTTGACTGATCCCAGGTCACACTAAAACCAAAAAAGTTACGAGAGGCAAACAACCCAGTCTCTTCTCCGTTTTGGACATCATTTAAGATTAGTCAAATCTCTAATGTGACCAGGGATCAGTTGTCTTATGGCAAGCATCTCGCTTTACAGCTCAAACGATGGCTGGCTCAGCCAACGCCATTTCCAACACAACTGATCCCAGGTCTATCGTTTAATGTCTGAACTCAGCTAGCACCGTCCAGCGCAAACGCTTTGCAAAACGTACAATAGACCAGGGATCAGCACCCAGGAAAGACGGCAACAAGTTGCGGTGTGATCCTGGGTCTGTCCTGAGGGTTTCCCAATTTTAAGTGCAGTACAACCCACAATCGAGCACTACTAGTTTGAGTTTATAACGCCGTAAGCTAGTAAAAGGGCGTAGGTAAGATTTAATTCAATCTTAAATCCAACATAATGGATTATCCTATAATAGTAAATGGTCAAAAGTGTCGCACCTAAAATAAATAAATTATTATCCATTATTATACTTGACACCATATTTCAGTATGTTATAAGAGGGTATAAACAACAGAAAGAGGATAATATGACAAATGACAAAAAATACTTTGTAATTGAAGAGAGGGTTTATTCATACCCTAATCAACATTCAAAGTATTACATAATGAAAGACAAAGCGTACTCATTATCGGAGGCAACTAAAATGTTGATTGCTTACGAGCAACTAAATGACAGCGATACGACAAAGTATCATTTACAATTAGTTGATTTGTTAATGAGTGATAATACTCACGAACCTTTAGTATTAACTGATGAGGTGCAACAATGAGTAAGACAATGACCAAGTATCAGTTAGATCACTTTAGAGATAAAGTGAAAAGACAGTTTAACCCAATGATTGAAGAGCAAGAGTTATTGGTTAAACAATTTAAAACAGAAGCGACAGACAAAGCGGTTGATAAGCTATCTAAAAAAATTGGTGCAGATAAGATTATCAATAAATTTAGACAAGCAGAAAAAATGTTAGAAGACGCGAGAGCAACAGCGCTGACATTTTTTGAGAAGAAAAAACCAAAAGACCAAGAGTTAAACTATAACTTTAAGAGAGATAGTTATAGATATAATGATGATAAATTGTCCCTTGCAGATTGTGAAGATCAATTGAGAGAGTGGGCGTCTACACTTGCAGAAAGAGAGATTGAAAGACGACCTGAAGGGCAAAAACTAAAACAACTTAAAGACCTTAAAACAAAAGCACTTGACGTTGTTATGGAAAGTGGAACGCCTGATACATTGGCAATTGCTCTCGACAATGTATCTAAAAAGATTGGATTACGTTGGAACCAAGACCTCCAAGCACTTCCAAACTTTAAACAATAACACTTGACAGGGTATCCTATTTGATATAGGATACCCTATAGAAAGCGAGGAAAGAATGAAAACATTTAAAATAATATATTATTCTAACAAGGATAAAAAACATATTATAAGAAAAGGTACACATGATGAGAAGTCAAGATTTGGTACTTCCAAAAAAGGCGTTCCTTACTATGTATATTATGACTTGGATCAGTTAGGATATAGAACGGCAACTACAACATGGAAGGTGTATCAATGATCTGGATACCAGTAGCAATTGCAACCTTTGGTTTTGTTGGATTGTTAGGAATAATAATCTGGCACATTATGGAAGATTTGTAAAATAACACTTGACAAGGATTATCCTATAATATAGGATAGTCCTATCAACAGAAAGAGGATAATATGAACGAAGTATATACAGACAATAAAAACAGAAAGTTTATTGAATATAAAAATAAAGTATATCGAATACCAGCGCCATTCGATCAATGTTTCTTTGGTAGTGAACCAACTAAAGAGATGACTATTCATAATCGATTTAGTGATGAGAACTATACACAATCTGCAAAGCTACCAGCGTTTGCGGTTGCTATCTATGACACAATCATAGGCGCAGAGCAGACTGAAGATTATACAACTATGCAGAAAGGATTAACTTGGTTTCAAAAGAATTTTACTGATGAATATTATACATTGTTAGATTAATAATAAAACACGGGTATGCACTTCGTGCATACCCTATCCAGCATTATCCTATGCAATAACTGCATACCACCACAGGTTGTGCGCGTCTGCTTGGCGGCTCGCGGGCCCACCCTCCCCAGATAGAGGTACCACAACGATTTGCAAATTTGGAAGTTTATTTATAAGCGATCCCCGGTAAACGATAGGGATCCTATATGGCTACCCTATATAGTCAGTTTTGTATAGTCAAATCCCTCAAAATCATTATAAAGGCAAATTAAACATATAAAAAAATTTTACAAAAATTTTTTCAAATGCAAAAACAATTTAAACTAGAAGACCTAGATCAGCTGCCTCCTAAGATTAGGGATAGAGCCAAACAACTACTAAGTGGAATATCTGAAGAAGAGAAAAAAGAAAAAGCAAAAAATAATTTTTTAGATTTTACCAAACACATATGGCCTGACTTTATTGAAGGTGAGCATCATAAAATTATTGCAGATAAATTTAATAAACTAGCAACAGGAGAAATAAAAAGATTGATAGTGAATATGCCACCAAGACATACGAAGTCTGAGTTTGCATCTACATTATTACCTGCTTGGATGATTGGCAGGGAACCTAAATTAAAAATCATTCAAACAACTCACACAGGAGAACTTGCAGTACGTTTTGGTCGTAAGGCTAAGACACTAATTGATTCACCTGAGTATCAAGAAATTTTTCAAACAAGACTAAGAGAAGATAGCCAAGCCGCTGGTCGCTGGGAAACAGCACAGGGAGGAGAGTATTTTGCAGCGGGTGTAGGAGGAGCTATCACAGGACGGGGTGCAGATTTGTTAATCATTGACGATCCGCATTCTGAACAAGACGCGATGAACATGACAGCTTTAGAGAGAGCTTATGAATGGTACACATCTGGACCACGACAACGTTTACAACCAGGAGGAAAGATTGTTTGTGTTATGACAAGATGGAACACAAAAGATCTGACTGGAATTTTATTAAAGAATCAATCTGAACCTAAATCAGATCAATGGGACATAGTAGAGTTTCCGGCAATTATGCCGAGTGGTAAACCTGTATGGCCGGAATACTGGAAGCTAGATGAACTGGAATCAGTTAAAGCATCCTTATCACTCGGCAAGTGGAACGCACAATGGATGCAAAATCCAACTTCAGAAGAAGGTGCAATATTAAAACGTGAATGGTGGAAGGACTGGGATAAAGATTATATTCCAAGATTAGAACATGTCATTCAAAGTTATGATACTGCATTCATGAAAAAAGAAACTGCAGACTACAGTGCGATTACTACTTGGGGTATCTTTCGTGAGAATGAAGATAGCCCTGCACAACTTTTATTATTAGATGCTGTTAAAGATAGATTTGAGTTTCCTGAACTTCGTCGTGTTGCAAAAGAGCAATATGATTACTGGCAGCCTGAGACTGTACTCGTTGAAGCAAAAGCATCTGGACTACCATTAACATACGAGTTAAGAAATATGGGTATCCCTGTAATTAACTATACTCCCTCTCGTGGAAACGATAAACATACTAGAGTTAATTCTGTTGCACCTCTCTTTGAATCTGGTAATATATGGGCTCCTTTGAGTAAACAGTTTGCACAGGAAGTTATAGAAGAATGTGCAGCGTTTCCTTATGGAGATCATGATGACTTGGTGGATAGCACCACCCAGGCCGTAATGCGTTTTAGACAGGGTGGTTTATTAATGCACCCTGAAGACTACGAGGATGAAGTTAGTCCTCCAAGAAAATATAAATATTATTGGTAACAATTTATGGCAGGCATAAAAGATTTAATTACACAAATTCCACCAGAGTACAGACTCTATCTACAAACAATGTTTCCAGGACAAAAAACTGGAACTATTGATGAAGGTTATTTTTCTCAAGATTTTAAAGACCAACTTAAAGATCAAGTTTTAAGTAAAATGGAGATGGGTATGAGTTTTGATAGCCCTCCTGTTTATGATGAGTCGATGCGTTTTATGTTTCCTAGTGGAACTGTTAGAAAAGGGAATATACTTCCAGGAGATTATAGAACAGCTGCAAACCCAGCAGGAACTACAGATCCTAAATATTATGAAGGTGAAAGAGGATCTTCACCTACTGGATATAGCTCACCTTTTAATACATTAGGAACATATCAATATGAGTATAAAATGCCAACAGCTCCTGCTTTTGATAATGCAGCAATTGTGGTTACTGATAAATACGATTGGAATCCTATGTATGGGACAGTTCCAAAACAAAACTTTACAGGATATATAGGTGAAGGTTTTGGTGATGTTGAAGGGTCAGATGTTGATGCAAAAATGTTATTTGAATTTGTAAAAAATCAAATTAAAAATAAAGAATTAGATACAGCTTCGGCTTTAGAATTAATAGGAAATTATTTAGGACCAAGAGAATCTGAAGGAGAGGGTAAAGATATTAGAATAGAAATTCCTGTCGACACTCCTACTGCGACGACCGATGATAGAAAAAAAGCTGCTGAAACTAGACGAAAAGATTTACAACAAATGAGAGGCCCGATAGGTAGAGATGATCCTGCGCCAACAAGATCTCAAAATGTTGCAAGGACTGCAAGCAGAGTTGGACCTGGCGGAAGAGTAAGAGCGTATGGTTTAAAAGAAGGTGGCCGTGTTAATTATGCATTAGGTTCACCAGAACCTTTAAATGTTAGCAACGAAGAAAAAAGAATAGCATTTGATTTATATCAAGCACTAAAAGATATTGAAGAACAATACACAGGTGAAACAATTGCAGGTGATCCCAGTCCCCAGAACCTTGATCCAAGCGACAGGCGACAAGAAACTTTGATGGCTGATGCAACAACAGAATTAGATCAAGCACCGGATAGTTTTTTAAGACCAAGACGTTATGATATTATAGAAGGTAAAGAACTACCTGCAGAAACTTTAGAAGATTTCGATGTTATGTTTAGAAAGCCTAACGCAGCAGGCGGCAGGGTTGGTTTTTATAAAGGAGAGTTAGTCACTGACGGTCCTCAAAAAGGTATGTATAAAGTTAAGTTCCCTGGTAAAAGTAATGCCCCAGGTTATCCAGATAATTTTGTTGGGACACAGTTTGGAACTGAAGATGAAATAGATAAATTAATTTCAGATAGAAAAGAATTTACAGCAGAGAGTGTAAAAACAAAAGTAAACCCTGCAAAACAACAAGGTGAAGAAACCCTAAAAGCTTTGATTGATGATACGTTTGCAAAAGGAGATTTTGAAAATTTTAAAATAAAATTACAACCTAGCACTGTTGCAGCAGCAGAAAGAAAAGGTAAAACAAGAATTGATCTTGGTGGAAAAGTCCCTCAACAATATTTAGGTAAATTTAATAAGGCTATGGAAGCAGGACCAGGTTCTGATTTGTTTAAAGAGTTGATAAAAGTAACAGGTAGAACCGAACAAGAATTGTTAGAATTAGATTCCAAAAGACCTGGAGGTAAAGTAGATCCAAAAATAAGATCTGAAAGAGCATTAGAGTTTGGAGGCAATGAAAGAAGACTTACTGACGAAGAGTTAGTAGAACGAGGTAGGTTGTATGCAAGAAAAAGAGCTGAGAAAGAAGCAGTTGGAAAAAAATATGCTAGCTCAGAAGATATGTTAAGATTTAATACAGTTAATGATCAGAAAAAAACTTTAAACAAATTTTTTAAAAACAATCCAGATGCAATTAATAATACAAAGTTTGGTGAAAAAATAAAAGCATTAATGGAAACTAGACTTGATAAAGATGGAAATATAATACGAAGAAAAACAGATTCAAAAGGAAATCCTTTAAACGATGAGTATTATAGAAATTTAGCAGAAAAAGGATCAATATTTGATATCTTTGATATCAATAAAATATCAAAAGGACAGCGTAGCACTAAGTTTGCAACTAATTTAAATATTACTCCTGGTCAGTTTAATAGTGCTTTTATAGAAGGACAGGTAAATAAACTTTTTAAAAAAGGTGGGAAGTTTCATGGAGACACTGAAAAATTAAATAAGATAAGTAGTTATTTAAAAGACATAGGTGTTCGTGTAGACATTGAAAATGTTGGAAGAATAGGAGCTGACATGGGTGTAGCTTATGATTCTAAGACAGGTAAGTTTCCTCACATTTATAGAACTTTAAAAAACATGGACATACCAGATACGTTATTACTTAAAATAAATCCAAAACCAAATATTCCAGGTGTTGATGTAGCTGCTGATCTACCTGAACCAAAAAAAACTACAGAGAGAAATATGTTTAGTAGATTTAATGAAAAGTATAGATCTTCTAAACCTATAATACAAAAATTTTCTTCTAATATTCCAGGATCAGCTGCAGTATTAGCACCATATGATGTAGCTATGATGCTTTCTGCTGGAGCTCCAGTAGCAGATGCGTTAGCTAGTGGTGCTTCTTATTTAGCTAAAGATCCATATTTTGGTAGAGCAGTTAATATACCTTTAGCTTTAAGAGAAATGACAAGTTATGGAGATGAAAAAGAAATGTTGCAAAAAGCAACTGAAAGAAGAGAAGGAATTGAATCTATGTTAGAAAATATTCCAACGAGGTTTAAAGAAATTATGGCACAAAACAAAGGTGTCAAAGATGAAACAGAGAAGTTTGTACCGTAATGATAGGTAAAAAATCAGGTCCACCACCAAGAAGAGGACCGACACCACAAGGGTTGAATATTAAATACAATACTGTTAAGACAGTAAAACAGGAGAAAATAAATGGCAGAAATAGACAAGTCTCTACCCAACGTAGAGCAAACTATCAAAGTACCTAGTCCAGAGGAAGTTGAAGTAGAGATAGCAGAAGAGCAGGCAGAGAAGCAACCTGTCAATCCCGTTGACGTTCAAGAAAATCCAGACGGATCAGTGGACGTAAACTTTCAACCAGGTCTAGTAAACCCGGGTGAAGACGAAAGCCATTTTGCAAACTTAGCAGATTTATTAGATGACTCTATCCTAAGTCCATTAGGCCATGAGTTATTTGAAAACTATAGCGATTACAAAAGTTCAAGAAAAGATTGGGAGTCAGCATACAGAGAAGGTTTAGATCTTTTAGGATTTAAATACGAACAAACTTCAGAACCATTCAAAGGTGCATCAGGTGCAACTCACCCAGTGTTAGCTGAAGCAGTCACTCAGTTTCAAGCACAAGCTTATAAAGAATTATTACCAGCAGGTGGTCCTGTTAGAACTCAAATGGTTGGGTTACCAACACCTGACAAAGAACAACAAGCACTACGTGTTAAAGATTATTTAAACTATTTAATAATGTCTGAGATGAAAGAGTATGAAGCTGAATTCGATCAGATGTTATTTTATTTGCCACTATCAGGTTCAGCTTTTAAAAAAGTTTACTATGATGATATACATCAAAGAACAGTTTCAAAGTTTGTCCCTGCCGATGATTTAATTGTTCCGTATACTGCTACCTCATTAGAAGATGCGGAATCAATTATTCATGTGGTTAAAATGTCAGAGAACGATTTACGTAAACAACAAGTTGCAGGTTTTTACAGAGACATTGAACTAACTCCAGGTCAAGATCAAGAAAGTGAAACAGATCGAAAAGAACGTGAGTTAGAAGGTCGAACAAAAAGTAAAGATCAAAAAATATTTACATTGTTAGAGTGTCATGTTGATTTAGACTTGATGGGTTTTGAAGACATGAGTCCTGAATCTGAGCCCACAGGAATTAAATTACCATACATTGTAACAATAGAAGAATCATCAAAAGAAGTTTTATCGATTAGAAGAAACTACGAAGTTGGTGATAAAATGAAAAAGAAAATACAGTATTTTGTTCACTTTAAATTTTTACCAGGTCTTGGTTTTTATGGTTTTGGTTTGATTCACATGATCGGTGGATTATCTAGAACTGCAACAATGGCACTAAGATCATTGTTAGATGCAGGAACTTTATCAAACATGCCAGCAGGATTTAAGATGCGTGGTATTAGAGTTAAAGATGAAGCACAACCCATTCAACCTGGAGAGTTCAAAGATGTAGATGCACCTGGTGGAAGTATCAGAGATGCATTTATGCCTTTACCATTTAAAGAACCATCAGCTACATTATTTAATTTATTAGGAAGTGTGGTGCAAGCAGGTCAAAGATTTGCAGCAATTGCAGATTTACAAATAGGAGATGGTAATCAACAAGCAGCGGTGGGTACAACTGTTGCTATGTTAGAGAGAGGATCTCGTGTGATGTCTGCAGTTCACAAAAGATTGTATGCTTCAATGAAACAAGAATTTACTTTAATGGCTAGAGTATGTAAATTATATCTACCACCTGTATATCCTTACGATGTTATCGGTGGACAAAGACAAATTAAACAAACTGACTTTGATGATAGAATAGATATTCTACCTGTTGCAGATCCAAACATATTTTCTCAAGCACAAAGAATATCTTTAGCACAAACTCAAATGCAATTAGCAGCAGCTAACCCACAATTACATAATCAATACGAAGTATTTAGAAATATGTATGAAGCTTTGGGTGTAAAAGATGTAGATTTACTCTTAAAAAAACCTCAACCACCCACACCAAAAGATCCTGCACTGGAACACATCGATGCATTAGCCGGAAAACCTTTCCAAGCGTTTCCAGGACAGGATCATAGAGCACATATGACAGCTCATTTAAACTTTATGGGCACAACAATGGTAAAAAATGCACCAATGATAGGTGCAGCACTTCATAAAAACTGTTTAGAACACATTTCTTTGATGGCACAAGAGCAAATTGAGCTAGAATTTAGAGAAGAACTAGGAAAATTACAACAAATGTTGCAAATGATGCAAAATCCACAGGCGATGATGCAAAATCCTAACCTTCAAAACGATATTCAGATGCTACAACAGAAGATTGAGTCAAGAAAAGCAATTTTAATTGCAGAAATGACTGAAGATTTTATGAATGAAGAGAAAAAAATCAACGGTGACTATGGAAATGATCCAATTGCTGCATTAAGAGCAAGAGAATTGGATTTACAAGCACAAGAAAACGCTAGAAAAGAGCGTGAAGGTCAACAAAGATTGGATCTTGATAAAATGAGAGCAATGATGAACGATCAAAACCAAGATGAGAAGCTAGAACAGAATGAACAGCTTGCAAATCTTCGTGCAGAGACTTCTATAGAAAAAACTTTGCTTCAAAGCGCTTTAAAAGACGACAAAACTCCAGATTCAATATCTATTATAAGAAAGGGAAATTAATATGTGGTTTTCAGCACTTAAATTAGGATTAAACGCGGCAACGCACATCTATAAAAAGAAACAAGAGACTAAAATGAAAATGGCTGATGCACAATTGATGCACGCAGATAAGATGGCCCGTGGGGAGAGCGAGTACCAGGGCAAATTATTGGAAGCAAGACAGTCGGACTGGAAAGACGAGTTCGTGTTGGTCGTGTTAACGCTCCCGATATTAGTGATTGCGTACGGGGTCTTCTCGGATGATCCGGGTGCGGCTGCAAAGATAAAAGAATTCTTTGAGCAGTTCCAGCAGCTCCCGTCATGGTTCACAAATTTGTGGATCCTTGTGGTCGCGAGCATATATGGTATAAAGGGAACACAAATATTTAAAAACGGAGGGAAAAAATAATGCCTGGAAAAAATTTAAAACCAATACCAGCAGATAATAAAGGTTTACCAAAACTACCTAAAGAAGTTAGAAACAACATGGGCTTCTTGAAAGAAGGTGGTATGGCAAAAGATAAAAGATCACCTTTCATGGGTGGTGGTATCGCTTACAAAGGCGGTGGACGAGCTATGAAAAGAAAAGGTGGTAAAGTTTAATGGCTAAACTTTGTCCAAGAGGTAAAGCAGCAGCGAAGCGTAAATTTAAAGTTTACCCGTCTGCATACGCGAACATGTACGCATCAGCTGTATGTTCAGGTAAAGTTACACCTGGTGGCAAAAAGAAAAATCGTAAGAAAGCTGCCGGTGGTGGCATGATGAGCGATAGAAAATTTTATGGTTCTGGTAGTGTTGCAAGAGGTTGTGGTGCTATCATGTCTGATAAAAAGAAATTGACAAGGATGGTCTAATGGCCAAAAAAGGTCTACGAGCATGGGTGAAGGAAAACTGGGTCGATATTGCAAACAAGCGGCCAGATGGTTCATACCCGAAATGTGGACGAAGTGGTGGCGAAAAAAGAAAAAAATATCCAAAATGCGTGCCCATTGCAAAAGCAAGAGCGATGACCAAAGGGCAGCGTGCGGGTGCCGTAAGAAGAAAACAAGCAAAAGCGAATACAGGCCCTACACCATCTAGAGCAGCAACATTTGCAAAAAGAAAAAAATCTGCCATGGGTGGATATATGGGATCAGCAATCAACACAGATTATGGTGGAGTCAGATTAAGTAATCCATCTTATGAAAAATATTATAAAGGCATGATCTAATGAGACAGTTTTATTCAAAAGGTACAATGCCTGCAAGAAATAAAAAAAATTTTAGACCCACTAAAAAAGGGGCTGGAATGACAGAAGCTGGAGTCAAAGCTTATAGAAGACTTAACCCAGGTTCTAAGTTAAAAACAGCCGTGACTGGAAAAGTGAAGCCAGGATCAAAAGCTGCCAAACGTAGAAAGTCTTACTGCGCACGTTCACTAGGGCAACTCAAAAGAGCATCAGCAAAAACTCGTAATGATCCGAACTCACGAATACGTCAGGCTAGAAGGAGATGGAAATGTTAAACAACAAAAAGAAAAAAATTAAAAAAGTTGTTAAAGCTTTAAAAAAAGCGTCTAAAGCACACGCAGGTCAGGCAAAAGTATTAAAAGGAGTTATTAATGGCGGATCCAAAAAAAGGAACGGGTAAGAAACCAAAAGGTTCAGGAAGAAGATTGTATACGGATGAGAATCCTAGAGATACAGTTAAGATAAAATTTGCAACACCTGCAGATGCAAGAGCAACTGTTGCAAAAGTCAAACGTGTTAAAAAACCGTTTGCAAGAAAAATACAGATACTAACAGTAATGGAACAACGAGCCAAAGTTATGGGTAAAGATAAAGTTGTTCAAATTGCTAAGAAAGGAAAGGAGTCTATAAGAAATGCGAAGAGCGATACTAGAAGCACTTAGAGCTAGATACGAAGCTGAGATTGCAGAAGCAGACGCAACTGCAAATATTTATTTAGATAACTCAGTGGGTATCGGTGAACATCCTCAACATATAGATGAGGTAAACAAACAAATTGAAAGAATAGCTGCTGCAAAAGAAAAACTGGATGTATTAGATGAATTTGAACCAGAGAAGGCGGTGCTATAATGGAAGATGGGTTTGTAATAATTTCAAAACTACAAAAACTAATGAGAGAAAATTTACAAAAGGTAGGCGATGTTTTAATTAGTGGTGGTGTTGACAACATGGAAAAATACAAGTATATGTTGGGACAAGCTAACACGTATCAAATACTGTTACAGGAACTCTCTAACCTGCTAGATAATAAGGAGCAAAAAGATGAAAAAGGAACCGTTATCGACCTCAAAAGAGGTCCCAAAACTTAAACCAGCTTTATTAGATAAAATAGAAGCTGAGAAAAAACCAGAAGTAGATTTATCAAAAAAAGAATCATCTAAATTACCAGAACCAACTGGATGGAGACTTTTAGTTTTACCTTTTAAAATGAAAGAGAAAACTAAAGGTGGACTTTATTTAGGACAAGAAACATTAGAACGACAACAAGTTGGATCTAATTGTGGCATGGTCTTAAAAATGGGTGCACACTGTTATGATAAAGAAAGATATCCAGAAGGACCTTGGTGTAAAAAAGGTGATTGGATTATTTTTGCAAGATACGCTGGATCAAGAATACAGATCGATGGTGGGGAAGTAAGATTGCTAAATGATGATGAAGTATTAGCAACCATCGAAAACCCTGAAGATATATTTCATCAATATTAAAACATAGAAGGAGCAAACTATGCCTGAAGAAGAAAATAAAAAAACTGAACCCATGGTCGACATCGATACGTCTGGTCCAGAAGTTGAGATTAATTTAGACGAGAAAGAGGAAACAAATGTTGAAAACAATACTAAGTCCGATAACACATCTGAGAAATCTGATGAGCAGTTGGATGTTCAAGTCGTTGAAGAAAAACAAGAAACAAAAACAGAAGAAAAAGAAGAAGAGAAAAAAGAAGAATTAGAAGATTATAGCGAGGGCGTTAAAAAAAGAATTGCAAAACTAACTAAAAAATGGAGAGAAGCTGAAAGACAAAGAGAAGCTGCTCTTGAATTTGCTAGAGGTGTGCAAAACGAAAACGCTAAAATTAAAACAAAAGTAAATCAATTAGAACCAAACTATGTAGATGCAATGTCTGGCAGAATAATTTCTGGTTTAGAAGCTGCAAAAGCAAAATTAGTTGCTGCTAGAGAAAACAACGACATAGCTGGTGAGGTTGAAGCACAAAAAGAAATAGCTAGATTAGGTGTTGAAGAGGCAAGAATTGCTGGAATGAAAGCACAAGCTGAAGCAACTAAAGATCAACCAGTAATGCCTGCTAGAACTTTAGAAGAAGCAATAGCTCCTCCTAAAAATAAACCTGATCCAAAAGCAGAGGAATGGGCTGAGAATAATCCATGGTTTGGTACAGACTCGGCTATGACCTATTCTGCATTTGATTTACATAAAAAACTAACCGAGGAAGAAGGCTTTGATCCTAAATCTGATGAGTATTACGCAGAGGTAGATAAAAGGATGAGGCTTGACTTTCCGCATAAATTTGCTAAAACTGAAACTAGGGAATCGACTAAACCTACTCAAACTGTAGCTTCTGCTACGCGAAAAGTAAATAACAGTCGCGGTAATAAAACAGTGAGGCTCACGCCGTCTCAAGTAACAATAGCTAAAAAATTAGGTGTGCCACTAGAACTTTATGCGAAACAATTGAATATCACGAAGGAGAGATAAGCATATGACAGATAAAAAAATAGACTCCCGTGCGAGCCAAACAAAAGTAGAAGAAAAGAAAAAAGTTTGGACTCCACCATCATCTTTAGATGCACCACCTGCACCGGATGGATTTAAACATAGGTGGATAAGAGCTGAATCGATGGGTTTTGATGATTCATCAAATATGTCAGCCAAGTTAAGATCTGGATTTGAATTAGTGAGAGCTGATGAATATTCAGATGTTGATTATCCAACTATCAATGACGGAAAATACAAGGGGGTGATCGGAGTTGGCGGCCTTTTGCTGGCAAGGATACCGGAAGAAATTGTCAAGTCGCGCGAAGAGTATTTTAGACAACAAACTCAAGATAGAAACGACGCGATCGAAAATGATTTAATGAAGGAACAGCATCCAAGTATGCCGATCAATAGTGATCGACAGACTCGTGTAACCTTCGGTGGTACAAAGAAAAGTTAATTTTTTAACTATTCTTACCAACGGATAAATTAAATGGTACTGGAGGCCCTTCGGGGCAGGTACATAAGGAGATAAAAATATGGCTAACAAAGACGCAGCGTTCGGTTTCAAACCTACAAGACATCTTACAGGTGGATTAATCAGAACGGAAGAATACGCTATAGCAGCAAACTACGGATCAGCAATTTACACTGGTCAAGTAGTTGAAGCAGTAGCGGGTGGCGGTATTGAAGCGGCAGCAGCTGGAGACACTCAACAATTAGGTGTGTTCGCTGGTGTATTCTATACTGACCCAGACACAAGCAAACCAACATTTAAGCCTTTCTACAAAGCAAGTACAAATGCTTCTGATTTGAAGGCTTCAGTGCATGCGGATCCTTATATCATTTATGAAGCACAACATGATGGCACTGGAACAGCGGCTATGAACAATTCTGGATTTGATTTTGTCGGAGTAGGCGGAAGCACTACTACTGGACAATCATCTTCAGAAATTGACACGTCGACTTCTGGAACATCTGGTGGTTTCAAACAAATTGGTATATCAACAGATCCTGACAATAGTGATACAAGTTCAGCAAATGCGAATGCATATGTTGTATTCAATACTGGTGAACATGTATTTAAATTAACAACAGGCGTATAATTATAATAGGAGTATATAAATTATGGCAATATCACGATCACAACTAGTTAAAGAACTAGAGCCAGGATTGAATGCACTATTCGGCCTGGAATATAAAAACTATGCAGATGAGCACACAGAAATTTTCGATATTGAAAATTCTGACAGAGCTTTTGAAGAAGAAGTGATGTTATCTGGTTTCGCTAACGCACAGGTTAAACCTGAAGGTCAAGGCGTAAACTACGATACAGCGCAGGAATCTTTCACTGCTAGATACACTCACGAAACGCTTGCTTTAGCGTTTTCAATCACTGAAGAAGCGATTGAAGATAACTTGTATGACAGACTTGCGTCTAGATATACAAAAGCATTAGCTAGATCTATGGCAAATGCTAAGCAAGTTAAAGCTGCAAACGTATTAAACAATGCGTTTGATTCAAGCTTTACAGGTGGTGATGGTAAGGAGCTTTGTGCTACTGACCACCCAATCATCGCTGGAACGTTCAAAAATGAGTTGTCTACAGCAGCTGACTTAAACGAAACTTCGTTAGAGCAAGCTCTTATCGACATCGCAGCAATGACTGACGAAAGAGGTCTAAAAATTGCGGCGCAAGGGACTAAGTTAATTATTCCTTCTGCTCTACAATTTACTGCTGAAAGACTTATGAAGTCTACAGGCAGAACTGGAACTGCAGATAATGACATCAACGCAGTTGGTAACATGGGTATGATTCCACAGGGTTATACTGTGAACCACTACTTAACTGATACTGATGCGTTTTTCATTAAAACTGATGTTCCTAACGGATTAAAAATGTTCGTTAGAGCACCGGTTAAAACTGCAATGGAAGGTGACTTCGAAACTGGTAACGTTAGATACAAAGCTAGAGAGAGATATTCTTTTGGATTCTCAGACCCTAGAGGTATCTTTGGATCACCAGGAGCGTAATCTAAATAATTTTGTGGCGGAACATCGTTCCGCCACATTGTACTAAGAAAGTAGAATTATGAAAAAATTCCTAATAAATATATGGGCTTATAATCATCACGCAAAATTTGAGGTTTTGTCTGAAGATAATGCCGATTCTCTTGAAAAATCAATCCTTGACAAGTTGGGAGAAAAAAGTATAAATTGGGAAAACCTTGGAATATCTTATGATAACAAGGTCAACAGAATAACCTATGAGGAGGTTATCGATGATACAAGACCTATACAAACAAAAAAGGTCCTTGGAGTTGAAGTGGGAACAGGAGCATCTATCTAATGGTAGATACACTCTTGAGATGGTCAGAATTGATGACAAAGTTAAAGAAGTCATTACAAAGATCAAACTGGAAGAAGCAGTTATTGCCCACAAGCAGAATAGAATTGAAGGTGCTGCTCCGCAAGTTTCTGTAGCTACTTAATAAAAAGCTACATCGTTGGAAAACATCATCCGCACTACACACTCTCTTGCGCTCTACTAAAAACTGTTGTATAAAAAACACACTATACAATTTATTAGAATACTGACGAGTATAGTCGACGGCCTAGAGACAGTATTCGGAAACTAGGAGGATACAATTATGGCAACTACAACTTTTTCAGGTCCGGTACGATCTGAAAGTACATTAAAAACTGTCAGTAAAAATGCCACTACAGGAGCAATTACTGAAATCATCACTATGGGTGATGGACCAGTTGCATTAGGAGATGAGAATAAAACTCTTGATAACGCAACACATAGCGGAAGAACTCTTGTAGTTCCTGCGCTTGCAGCTAATAGAACAATCACATTACCAGCGCCGGTTGCTGGTGCACACTTTAAATTAATTTATGGTGGCGCTGCAGAAGAAGCAGAAAATCTAATTATCGTAACACCAGGAAATACTAATTTCTTTATTGGTGGTATTGTTCATTTAGATTCAAACGCTGATAACGTATCAGTTTATTCTGATGGAAACTCTAACTCACAGCTAACTCTTACAGACTTTGGTTTATTTGAGATTAATATTTTAGCTAAAGATAGTACAAACTATTACATTTGGGGTTACCAAGAAGGTGCTGACGTACCTGCATTTGCAGATCAATAATAATACTTAATGTGAGGGCTTCGGCCCTCACAGTTTCTTAATTAAGGAGGGAAACATGGCAGACACAGTAACAGGACCAACTATCCTACAACAAAATGATAACAGAGTAGTTATTAAAATAGTAAACGAATCAGACGGAACAGGTAGCACTACAGTTTTTGGAGATGTCTCTGCGTTAGACGCTAGAGAAGATGGAACTGCAGTAGCTCACTTAGCATTACTTAGAGTTTGGTATTCATGTCAAGGTGGCGACGGAGGAGACTCTTTTGCAAGACTAGATGAAGAAGACTCAGATGGAGATATTCCTATTATCGGATTAACAGGCGCAGGATATTGGGACTTTAGAGAATTTGGTGGAATACCAGCAGATAAATCTAGTAATAGTAATCAAAGTGATGTTAACTTTGTTGTACCAGGTGCAGCTGATTCTGGTAACATGTATACGGTTATAGCAGAATTTCAAAAAATTTATTAGGAGTAACGAATGGCCAACACAACTTCCGGCACAGTTACTTTTGACAAAACTTTTGCAGTTGATGATATTATTGCAGAGGCATACGAGCGTATTGGTTCACAAGTAAGTTCTGGATATCAATTAAAATCAGCAAGAAGATCTCTTAATATTCTTTTTCAAGAATGGGGTAATAGAGGTTTACACTATTGGGAAGTAGGAGATACAAATATTGATCTTATTGAAGGTCAAGCAGAGTATACTTTTTATAGATCCAGTGGTGATGGAACATCTTCGGTAACTGTTGGTGGTACAAGTGGATCAAGTACATATGGTCTTGCAGATGTATTAGAAGCAACGTTTAGACAAAACAGAACACAAACTACTCAATCAGATGCAGCGATGACAAAAATTGATAGATCAACTTATTCTAGTTTGTCTGCAAAATTATCTAAAGGAACTCCCTCTCAATATTTTGTTCAACGATTCGTAGATAAAACAACTGTTACTATATATCCAACACCAGATTCAACAGCTGCATCAAAAGATATGCACATCTTCTTTGTAAAAAGAATACAGGATGCAGACTCAACTTATACAGATGCAACAGATGTACCTTTTAGATTTGTACCTTGTATGGTTTCGGGATTAGCTTTTTATCTAGCACAAAAATTTAATCCACAGTTAGTTCAACAAATGAAACTATTGTACGAAGATGAATTAGCAAGAGCACTAGCAGAAGATGGATCTCCTTCTAGTACAATCATAACACCTAAAACTTATTATCCAGGAGCATAATGGCACAAGCAAGAGGAAAATACGCAAAAGCAATATCAGACAGATCAGGAATGGAGTTTCCATATAGAGAAATGGTTAAAGAATGGAATGGTCATTTTGTGCATATTTCAGAATACGAAGAGAAACATCCACAGTTAGAATTAAATTCAAGGTCAGGTGATTCTCAAGGTTTAAGAGATGCAAGACCTGACAGAGAAGAAAGTGAAGTAGCAAGACCCTTGGGCCCTGATCCTTTTGAAACGATTGCAGCATCTTCTGGTATTATAAATGTATTTGAAAAATCTCATGGTAGATCAACTAGTGATACTGTAAGATTTAGAGGTCCTATTTATACAACTTCTGACCCAGATGCTTTTCAAAATCCAAAAGGGTTTGATGGTATTACAGGAGCTAATTTAGCAAAAGCTGCAGGGTATTCTATCACTGTTGGCAAACGAGATTCTAGTGGTAATATAACTAATACAACAGATTTCTATCACTTTACTGTAGACACAAACACTGCTACAAGTGGTGGTATATCAGGAGGAGGCAATAGTTGTTCGGCTGGTCCAGCAACATTGACAGCGTAGTATGGCAGGATTAAGTGCATCAGGATTAAAAACACAAATAAGAAGCTACACAGAAGTTAGCTCAACAGTTTTATCAGACAGTGTATTAGAAAATATTATTTTAAATGCGCAATACAGAATTTTTAGAGATGTTCCAATTGATGCTGATAGAAAAACAGCTACAGGTAATTTTACATCTGGAACAGGAACTGTAACTGTGCCAGCGGGAGCTGTATTTATTAGAGCAGTGCAGGTTTATACTGCAACTGGATCTACTTATACTGGTGCTAATACTTATTTAGAAAAAAGAGATTTAACATTTTTAGAAGAATATATTTCAGCAACTACATCCACTGGAACACCAAAATATTATGCAATGCTAGATACAGGAGCAACTGGAGAGAGCTCATCAAACTCTGGATCTATTATTGTATCACCAACACCGAGTGCAACATTTGCGTATAAAATACACTACAATGCAGCACCAGCATTATTAGAAAATGATGACACTAATTATATTAGTATGAATTTTCCAAATGGTCTGCTATATTGTTGCTTGGCAGAAACTTACGCTTTCTTAAAAGGACCAATAGATATGTTACAACTTTATGAACAAAAATATAAACAAGAGGCAGAAAGATTTGGAGGAGAACAACTAGGTAGAAGACGAAGAGATGACTACACAGATGGAACAGTCAGAATCCCAGTCAACTCACCAACACCTTAAGGATTAAATTATGGCATCAACATTTTCAGATCTAGGTATAGAACTAATGGCAACCGGTGAAAATGCCGGTACATGGGGAACAAAAACTAATACCAATTTACAAATCGTAGAAAAAGCAATTGCTGGTTATGTAGAACAAGCAGTAACTAGTGGTGGTACAACAGCATTAACAATTACAGATGGTGACACAACAGAATCAACATCAGTTGCAAGACATGCAGTTATAAAATTAACGGGAACCATTACAGGTAACTCCATTGTAACTGTTCCAGATTCAATTGAAAAAGTTTATATTGTAGTAAATGGAACTTCAGGAGCTTACACAGTTCAATTTAAAACTGCATCAGGAACTGGTATAACTTTTGGTGCCTCTGATAAAGGAACAAGATTATTATTTTCTGATGGAACAAATATTGTAGATACCGCAACAGGTGGTGTTGGAAGTTATGATCTTAATGGTGATTCATTAATATTAGATGAAGACCAAGATACTACAATTACAGCAGACACAGATGATCAAATAGACATTGCAATTGCTGGTGCAGATGATTTTAGATTTACAGCAAATACATTTACAGCCTTATCTGGAAGTAGTGTTGTTATACCAGACGGTGGCCTTACTTTAGGTAGCACTGCTGTTACATCAACTGCAGCAGAATTAAACATTTTAGATGGTGTAACATCAACAACTGCTGAGTTAAATATTTTAGATGGCGTAACATCAACAGCAACAGAATTAAATATACTAGACGGCGATACATCAGCTACATCTACTACAGTTGCAGATGCAGATAGAGTTGTACTAAACGATGGTGGTACAATGAAACAAGTTGCAGTTACAGATTTATCAGCATACTTTGATGATGAAATCACTGCAATGCCTAATTTAGTAACTACAGGTGCACTAAATAGTGGTTCTATCTCTAGTGGTTTTGGTAACATAGACATAGGTTCTAGTAACTTAACTGCAACAGGGACTATATCTCTAGGTGCTACATCTTTTAACGACAATGCAATAACTAACGTAGGCGACATAGCACTTGACTCTATTAGTGCAGATGGAACAGATATTAACGTAGCGGTTTCTGATAACTCAGCAACTGCATTTACAATTAAACAAGGATCAGATGCTTATCTAATAGTCGATACTGCAAATAGTAGTGAATCTGTGTCAATAGGTACAGGTATATCAGGAACAGCAATAACATTAGGTCATAGCACTTCTGAAGTTACAGTAGCTGATAACTTAACTGTTACAGGAGACTTAACTGTTAACGGAACTACAACCACAGTTAATAGTACAACAGTTACAATTGATGATCCTATCTTTACATTAGGTGGAGATACTGCTCCGGGTTCAGATGATAATAAAGACAGAGGTATAGAATTTAGATATCATAATGGTTCTGCAGCAAAAGTTGGTTTCTTTGGTTTTGATGATAGTGCTAGTAAATTTACTTTTATAGCAGACGCATCTAATTCTTCTGAAGTATTTAGCGGAAGCGCAGGTGATGTAGCTTTTGGTGAAGTTGCAGCAACTTCTTTAGATATTAGTGGAAACGCAGATATTGATGGCACATTAGAAACAGATGCATTATCCATAGATAGTACAACAGTCACAGCTACAGCGGCTGAATTAAATTTAATTGATGGTGGTGCAACTGTAGGTACAACTGCTATTGCTGATGGTGATGGTATCATCCATAATGATAATGGAACCATGAGAGTGACCACTGTTCAAACTTTTAAAACATATTTTCAAAGTGGTGCTTCTGTAGCAGCAGATGATATTGCAACAGGGGACGCAGCAGTTACTATTGCTACATCTGCTGGTGATGTTACAATTGATGCACAAGGTAGTGATACAGATATTATATTTAAAGGAACTGATGGTGGAGCTGATACTACATTCTTAACTATTGATGGTAGTGAAGCAGGTGCGGCTACATTTAATAATAAAATTGTAGCAACAGAATTAGATATTTCAGGCGACATTGATGTTGATGGCACAACAAATTTAGATGTAGTAGATATTGATGGTGCTGTTGATATGGCTTCTACATTACAAGTGGATGGTGCGATTACATCTTCTTCAGGAGCAACAATTACAGTATCGGATAATACTGCTGCTCTTGAACTTATCTCAACAGATGCAGACGCAAATGTTGGCCCAAGACTTTCTTTGTATAGAAACTCTGCTAGTCCAGCAGATAATGATATACTTGGAGATATTCGTTTCATGGGTGAAGATGATGCAAGTGCTAAACTTGAATATGCAAAGATTGAAGCACAAGCATTGGATGTAAGTGATGGTTCTATAGATACACAATTAAGATTTCAAATTAGACACGCTGGATCTGGAAATGATATTTTAAAATTAACTCCAACAGAAGTAGCATTTAATGATGGAAGTTTTGATACAGACTTTAGAGTTGAATCAAATAATCAAGCAAATGCATTTAAAATAGATGCAGGTAATGACACAGCTTCTTTTGCTGTTCCTGTTGACATAGATTCAGGCGTTACAATAGATAACATAACAATCGATGGCACAGAAATAGATTTAAGTTCAGGTGATTTAACTTTAGATGTTGCTGGAGATATTATTTTAGATGCAGACGGTGGTGATGTATTTTTTAAAGATGATGGTACTACATTTGGTAGTGCTACAAATACAAGTGGAAATTTAATAATTAAATCAGGAACAACTACAGCTTTAACTTTTTCTGGTGCAAATGCTACATTTGCAGGAACTCTTGCAACAGCAGCAGGTGGTTTTGATATAGCCGGTTTAGATATTGATGGTGCTACAGATATAGGAGAAGCTATTGTAGATGCTGACTTATTTATAGTAGATAATGGAGCAGGTGGCACTAATAGAAAAGTTGCTGCTTCAAGATTAGTAACGTATATTGATGCAAACTCTAGTGCTGCATCAGTAGGAAAAGCTATTGCAATGGCAATCGTATTCGGATAAAAGGAGAATAATATGGCAACACCAAATATAGTAAACGTAGCAACAATTAATGCTAAAAACGCTACAGGAGCAGTAACTACTTCAAGAGCAACAGCTGTTGATGTACCTGATAATAAAGTAGCAAAAATAAACACAATACTTATTGCTAACATTGATGGATCAAATGCAGCAGATATTACAATTGAAGTTAGTGTCGACAATGGTTCTAACTATGTAAAAATAGCAAATACTATTTCTGTACCAGCAGATGCAACATTAAGTTTTTTAGAAAACCCAATCTATTTAGATGAAACAGATATACTAGCAGTCACAGCAAGCGCTAATAGTGATCTAACTTATTTTGTTTCTTATGAAGAATTAGACGACGCATAGGAGGTTTTATAAGCTATGGCAAATGGCGGAATTATAGGACCAGTTCAAACAGTACAAGAAGGATCTACTGTATCTGCAAGAGTATCTACATTTACTTCATCAGGAACTTTTACTGCACAAGTAACAGCGAATGTTGATTATTTAATTGTCGCTGGTGGCGGTGGAGGTGGTGCTAATAGTAATGGTGCTGGTGCTGGGGGTGCTGGTGGTTATCGTGCAACAGGTTTTGGACCAAGTCCACTTAGAGGAAGCGCTGTGCCAGTCACTGCATGTTCAACTTATCCAATAGTAGTAGGTGGCGGTGGAGCTGGTTATTGTGGTAATCCAGAAACAACAGGAGATGGAACTAGTGGAAATAATTCTTCTGCTTTTTGTCTTACATCAGCTGGTGGTGGCGGCGGTGGCGGCGCTACTGGAGTAGCGGGTGGTTCTGGTGGAGGTGGCGGTGGTGGCCCAAGTCCAGTCAGACCAGGTGGAGCAGGAAATACTCCTCCTGTGAGTCCACCTCAAGGTAATACAGGCGGAACATCTACACCAGATGAACGTGGAGGTGGAGGAGGTGGAGCTAATGCAGCTGGTTCTACAATAACAGGTGGAGCAGGTGTACCAAATACAATTTCAGGATCTGATGTTTCATACGCAGGTGGCGGCGGAGGTGGGGCAAGATGTTTTGGCCCTGTTGGTCCCGCAGGTTCAGGTGGAGCAGGTGGCGGTGGAAATGGTGGTAAAGGTGCTGATGGATCAAATGGTACTACTAATAGAGGTGGTGGAGGTGGTGGTGCTGGAAGAAAACCAGGACAAGGAAATAAACAAGGCGGAACTGGAGGTTCAGGAGTAGTAATTATTAAAGAACCTGAAGTTACTAATCCAGCTACGGCTCCAGGACTTTGGACATTAAACGAAGTATATGATCTTCGTAAAAGTGGAGAATGGAGTTTTTGATAAAAATTGACTATTTAAATTAAATAATTTAATATATAAAAGAAGGAAAATTATGGCGCACTTTGCAGAACTAGAATCAAAAACAGACCCAACAGGATTTACATCTGATACTCATCAAATTGTAAAAAGAGTCGTTGTAGTAGACAATGCACACGTACCTTCTGATGAACATGTTGATGGTGAAACATGGTGTGTAAATTTTTTTGGTGGTGGAACATGGAAACAAACATCCTACAATCATAATTTTAGAAAACAATATGCAGGTATTGGTTATAGATATGATGCATCTAAAAATAAATTTATTATACCACAACCTTTTGCATCTTGGTCCTTAGATAGCAGTGATGACTGGCAAGCACCAGTAACATCTCCATCAGTAACTGATGGATCAGGTTTTACATACATAATTTCATGGAACGAAACAAAATATAACGCTAACAACACAAGAGGTTGGGAAGCAACTAAATCAAACGACACTGCGGAAACACCAACAGTATACGATTGGAACGGCACAGCTTGGGTGTCCGCATAGGAGACTTAACTAATGCCTAGAACTAATGGCGGAATTATTGGTAGAGTAAATAGAACTTCTTTTGGGAAGTGTACTCAAACTGTCAAAACATCAACAGGTAGTCTTACAACACAACCAGGAACTAGACTTATTAAATCTCTAGTTGTAGCTGGTGGTGGTGGAGGTGGTTCAAGAGCTGGTGGCGGTGGTGGTGCTGGTGGTTTAAGAAATGAAGAAGTACCAGTTTTAGGAAATACAGCTTATACTGCAACTATTGGTGGAGGTGGTGCAGGAGGAACTGTACCAGGTGCAAATCTTGGAACACAAGGATCAACATCTAGTTTTGCTGGAGTAACAACTCTTTCATCTGCTGGTGGTGGAGGCGGTGGAGCTTGTGATGCAAACTCTTCTACTGCTGGATCAGGTGGTTCAGGGGGCGGAGCTGGAGCAAGTCCAGGAGCAGCAAGAACTAAAGGATCAGGTAATACACCTCCTGTAGATCCACCACAAGGTAATGATGGCGGTAATATGCCAGGTTCTCCTGGTGGAGTAAAATTTGGTGGTGGAGGCGGTGGAGCTTCTGCTGCTGGTGGTGCTGGTGGCCCAACAGGCCCAGGTGTTGGAGGTGCAGGTTTAGATGTTAGTTCTGATTTTCCAGGTGCACCTAATTCTGGTGTTTACGCTGGAGGCGGTGGTGGAACTGCAGGATATAATAATCCAGGTGTTGCTGGAGCCGCTGGTGGAACAGGTGGTGGTGGAAAAGGTGGCAACGGAGGAGATAATGAAGGAGGTTCCTCTCCAAATGGAGTGGCAGGTACAGCTAACACTGGCGGTGGAGGTGGTGGTTCAGGTACATCTTCTAGTTGTTTTGCAGGAACTTTTGCAGGTAAAGCTGGAGGTTCAGGTATAGTTATATTAAAAGAATTAAACAAAGCAAGTGGTGTATGGAATTTAAAAAGTCAATTCGCAGCAAAAAAATCTGGAACATGGCCTAAACCTTTAACTGCTTATAATATAGATTATTTAGTAGTTGCTGGAGGTGGTGGCGGTGGTGGTAAAGGCACAGAAGATGTTGGTGGAGGAGGAGGAGGTGGAGCTGGAGGCTATAGAGCTTCTGGTTATGGCCCATCTCCATTAAGAGGATCAGCAATACCTTTTAGTTCTTTTGGCTCACAAGATTTTCCAATTACAGTTGGAGCTGGTGGGGCTGGTGGCCCTAATACTCCTGGGCCATCTGGTAGTCCAACAAGACAAGGTGCTCAAGGAAGCAATTCAGTATTTAGTACTATTACCTCAACAGGAGGCGGTCAAGGTGGAGGATCTGGTGGAGTTCCTGCATCTGCTGCTGGAGGAAACGGAGGATCTGGTGGTGGTGGAGGCCCTGCAGCGGGATCTGGTAATACCCCTCCTGTAAGTCCACCTCAAGGTAATAATGGTGGAACTAGAAATAATAACAGAGGTGGCGGTGGTGGTGGAGCTACAGCTGCTGGAGTTAATGGTGCTCCTAGTGCTTCAGGACCAGGAGGTGCAGGTGCTCCTAATGATATTAATGGATCAGCTACAACATATGCTGGTGGCGGTGGCGGTGGAAAATATACTACACCAGGAAGTTGTGCTGCTGCTGGAGGATGTGGTGGAGCAGGTGGAGGTGGTGCAGGAGCCATTGATGCTAATGCAACATCAGGAACAGCTAACACTGGCGGTGGTGGCGGTGGAGTTGGTGGACCAAACACAGGCGTAGCAGGATCTGGTGGAGCTGGTGGATCTGGTATAGTAATAGTTAGAGGCCCTAGTGCCGCTACATTTAGTGTTTCACCTGGAACTAATCAAACTTCAACTACTCCAGGTGGATGTAAAGTTGCAACATTTACAGTTTCTGGGACATTGACAGTTTCATAAAAATAGATATATTGTTTTTATGGTGGTAAAAGAAAGAATATGAATTTAACAAATTATTACTGGTATTTTCAAAGTGCAATACCTGAACGTATTTGTGATGACATTGTACGATATGGAAAATCATTACAAGATCAAATGGCAGTTACTGGAGGATACGGTGATAAAAAATTAAATCAAACAGAAGTTAAAGACTTAAAAAAGAAAAGAGATTCTAATGTTGTTTGGATGGATGACAGATGGATTTATAAAGAAATACAGCCATATATTAATTTAGCAAATGTAAATGCAGGTTGGAATTTTGAATGGAGTTGGTCTGAGGCATGTCAATTTACAAAATATGAAAAAGGACAATTTTATGATTGGCATTGTGATAGTTGGGATAAACCATATATAAGAGAAAACCCTAATGCTGCAGATCACGGTAAAATTAGAAAGTTATCTGTAACAGTTACATTATCAGATCCAAAAGAATATACAGGTGGTGAATTAGAATTTGACCTTAGAAATAATGATCCAGATAAAAAATCAAATATACACAAGTGTAAAGAAATATTACCAAAAGGATCTTTAGTTGTGTTTCCTGGTTTTGTTTGGCACAGAGTATGTCCTGTTAAAAAAGGTTCAAGGCATAGTTTAGTAATTTGGAATCTGGGATGGCCATATAAATGAGCATGACTTTTCCAAAAAAATTAAATTTAGAGGAATATTTTAAATGTCCTATATGGTGGGCAGACCAACCTAAGTTTGTAAATAAATTAAATAAAGCATCAGATTCTTATATTGAAGCATCGAAGAAAAATTTAAAAAAAGCAATAGATAGTAGAAATAAAAAATTTGGAAATAAAGAAGATATGGGTCATGTATTTCATTCAACAACATTAATAGGTGATCCAAAATTTAAAGATCTACAAAATTATATAGGGGCTACCTCATATAATTTATTAGGTGAAATGGGTTTTGATTTAACAAATTATTCTTTATTTGTAACAGAAATGTGGGTGCAAGAATTTGCTAAGAAAGGTGGAGGACACCATACATTACATACACACTGGAATGGACACATATCTGGATTTTATTTTTTAAAAGCAAGTGAGGCTACCTCTATGCCATTATTTGAAGATCCAAGACCTGGTAATGTTATGAATCTTTTACCAGAAAAAGATAGATCTAAAATAACATACGCATCTTCACAAATTAATTATCAAGTAAAACCAGGAAGAATGATGTTTTTTCCATCGTACATGCCTCATCAATATTCTGTTGACATAGGATATGAGCCATTTAGGTTTATACATTGGAACTGTCAAGCAATACCTAATAGTGTTCTAAATGCAAAATAAAGATATGAAAAAAGCTGTAATAAAAACCATATTAGAAAGTAGTTCTGTAAAAAATAAACCAAACTTTATAGATAATTTTATAAAATCTAAAATGCAACTGAAAGGAAAAAATGTCATTAAAAAAATCGGCGTTCCAAAAAAATAAATATAGTATTTTAAAGTCTGCTATATCAAGAGAAATGGCAGATTTTTGTTTTGCATATTTTTTAAACAAAAGAAAAGTTGCAAGATTTTTATTTGATCAAAAATACATATCACCTTTTACAGAATATTGGGGTGTATGGAACGATGAACAAGTTCCTAATACATATTCACATTATGGAGATATTGTTATGGAAACTTTATTACAAAAAGTAAAGCCTGTTATGGAAAAACATACAGGATTAAAATTATCAGAAACATATTCTTATGCTAGAATTTATAAAAAAGGAGATATACTAGCTAGACATAAAGATAGATATTCTTGTGAAATATCTACAACTTTAAATCTTGGAGGTGACTCTTGGCCAATATATTTAGATCCAACAGGTAAAACAAGTCAAGCTGGTATTAAAGTAGATTTAAAACCAGGTGATATGTTAATATACTCAGGATGTGATCTTGAGCATTGGCGAGAAGAGTTTACTGGCGAAGATTGTGGACAAGTTTTTTTACATTACAACAAAGCAAACTCAAAAACAGCTAAACAAAATCAATATGATACAAGACCTTTTTTAGGGTTGCCTGGATGGTATAAAGGCTTTAAATTACCTAAATAATATTGTATATAATAATTTGGCGGGAGATCTCCACCACACCATCTCCTGCCTAATTATTAAGGATTTTGTATGTTACAAAAAGTAAAATTTGCACCAGGATTTAATAAACAAGTTACCGATACTGGAGGTGAAAACCAATGGGTTGCAGGTGATAATGTTAGATTTAGATATGGCACGCCTGAAAAAATAGGTGGTTGGGCTCAACTAGGTTCTGTAGAATTAACTGGTCGTAACACAGCTATTCATCATTTTGTCAACGCTTCAGGTATCAAGTATGCAGCACTAGGAACTAGTAGTATTTTATATGCATATTCTGGTGGTATTTTTTATGACATACATCCGATTAAATCTACTACAACTTTAACAAGTGCATTTTCTACAACTAATGGATCTGCGACTGTAACCATAACTTTTGCATCAGCACACAACATGAATAAAGGTGATATTATTTTATTGGATAATTTTTCATCTATAACTAATTCTAATTTTTCATCTAGTGATTTTGATGATACAAAATTTATGATAGCTTCAATACCAACTGATACCACATTAACTATTACTATGGGTTCTAATGAATCTGGATCAGGTGCGTCTACGTCTGGTGGAATTAGGGTGCAACATTATTATCCAGTAGGACCAGCTGTTGAAACTGCTACAACAGGTTGGGGTCTTGGATCATGGGGTGGTCAACAACAAGGACAGTTTACATCAACATTGTCATCAGGAATTAATGCAAGCGTAACATCATTAACAATGGCAAGTTCAACATCTTTTCCATCTTCAGGAACAGTTATTATAGGAACAGAATTAATTACATACACAGGAAATAGTGGTGGAACTTTATCAGGTTTAACTAGGGGTGCTAATGGTACAACAGCTGCAACACACTCATCAGGAGCGGTGGTAACAGATGCATCAAACTTTTTTGCATGGAACGCTGCAGCATCTGGAGATATTGTAACAGCACCAGGTTTATGGTCGTTAGATAATTTTGGTAATAAACTTATTGCAACCATATTTGGTGGAGAAACATTTGAATGGGATTCTGATCCTACGGGTGCAACATCAACTAGAGCAACTATACTTGCAAATGCACCAACCGCATCTTCATTTAGTTTGGTATCAGCACCGGATAGACACTTAATATTTTTTGGAACAGAAACAACAGTAGGCTCATCAGGTACAAGAGATGAAATGTTTATAAGATTTTCTGATCAAGAAAATATTGATGGCAGTGATGCTTATTCACCTAGTGCAACTAATACTGCTGGTACACAAAGACTTGCAGATGGATCTAAAATTGTAGGAGCGATCAGAGGTCGTGATGCAATTTATGTTTGGACCGATACTGCATTATTTATTATGAGATTTGTAGGTGCGCCTTTTACTTTCTCTTTTCAACAAGTTGGTACAAACTGTGGACTGATAGGTAAGAACGCAGCTGTGGAAGTTGATGGTTCTGCATATTGGATGTCAGAAAATGGTTTCTTTAGATATACTGGTAAATTAGAATCACTACCGTGTTTAGTTGAAGATTTTGTTTATGACGATATTAATACAATTCCTAAACAACATATTAATGCAGGTCTTAATAATTTGTTTGGTGAAGTTATGTGGTTTTATCCTAGTTCTTCATCTAGCACAGTTAATAGAATGGTGTGTTACAATTATCTTGACTCAACACCCGATCGGCCAGTTTGGACTACAGGTACATTAGCTAGAACTGCTTGGCAAGATTCTGCTGTATTTGGTAAACCTCACGCATCAGAATATGATACAAGTTCTAATGGTACATCTGGCTCTTCTACATTTGTACAAGGTAACGTAGATGGTGTTAGTTATTATTATGAACACGAAAAAGGATTAGATCAAATACGAGAAGGTTCAACTTCATCTATTACTGCTAGTATTGAATCTGGAGACTTTGATATAGGTCGACAAGGTTTAGATGGCGATGGTGAATTTATAATGAAGATAAGAAGAGTGTTGCCAGACTTTTTAGCACAAACAGGTGATACAAGAATTACATTAAATTTAAGAGACTTTCCAAATGATACGGAAGTTAGCTCATCACTTGGACCATTTACTATAACATCTAGCACACAAAAAATAGATACACGTGCAAGAGCAAGATCTATATCTTTAAAAATAGACAACACAAGCACTAGTCAGTTTTGGAAAGTTGGAACTTTTAGAATTGACTATCAACCAGACGGTAGAAGATAATGGCAAGAATTGTACAATCACTAACACAACCTTTAGAAGACTACGATCAACAAGTGCAACAATCATTTGTTAGAGATGTAGACAGTATAGTACAAAAATTAAATACAACATTTCAACAAGATTTAAAAGAAGAAGCAGAAGCGGAGGCATACTTCCTTGGCTAATACATTCGTAAATAAAAAAGTAGATTTAACTTCTACATCAGCTACAACACTATATACAGTGCCATCAGCAACAACTGCTATTATAAAATCTATATTGGTATCTGAAGACTCAGGTAATGCAGATACTATTACAGTGACTATTACAGATACATCAAATGCTGTATTTAGTTTATTTAAAACTAAATCTATATCTGCAAATGGTACAACAGAATTACTATCAGCACCTTTGGTATTACAGGAAAGTGAGATATTAAAAGTGACTGCAGCAACAGCTAATAGACTACACGTAGTCCTTTCTGCCTTAGAAACTAAGCCTAGAGAGGTTACAACATAGTCTTGATTTATTAGTAAAAAACTAGTAAATTAGTAAATTCCAGGTGTAATTCCTGCCTATATAATATATTAACTAAAACATAATTATGATAAATAGATCGATGCAACCAAGGCAGATGTATGGGCTGGGAAGTCTAGTTAAGAAAGCTGTTAAAGGTGTAAAAAATGTTATTAAAAGTCCTATAGGTAAAGCTGCAATATTAGGTGCAGTTGGTTTTGGTATACCTGGAACATCATTTGGTGGTGTGTTTGGTAAAGGAGCTTTTGGAAAGTTAATAGGTGCTCTTCCAAGTCAACTAGGTCCACAAGCAACAAGTGGTTCTGGACTATTAGGTTTATTAGGTAAGGCTAAAACTGGTTTTGCTAATTTAAGCACAGCAGGTAAAATACTTGCAGGAGGAGGTGCCGCTTTTACACTAGCTAATATGTTTCCTAAAGAAGAAGGAGAGGACGAGGATGCTTATGCAGAGCGTCTCAAAAGACTTGAACCTTTAATGAATAGGTACTATAGTAACGTAAACCCAAATGCTTCTGCAGAAGAAGTAAGAAAATTTATATTAGATAACACACAAGAATATAGAGCTATGGGTGGTAGAGTCGGCTATAGACTTGGAGGAGATACTATGGACAAAGAAGGAATTAAAAGTTTAGAAGCTGGCGCACCAGACGTAAGATATACAGGTAACATGAAAATGGCGTCTGAAACAGGTCCTGAAGAATTTGAAATGGACATGTTAATGGAATTAACACAAGCATTTGAAGAAGCAAAACGTCAAGGTTTCCAAGGAGACTTTAAATCATTTTTAGAAATATATTTAGGTGATAGTGCTAGAGCACCAGAAGGTATTATGCAAGAAGCACCGATGCAGATGGCCGCTAACGGTGGTAGAATAGGGTTTGCATTGGGAACAGATGAGCTAAGACAAATGGCTAAAGAAATGTTTGACAAAGATGATTTAAGACTTTTAACCAGAGATGAATTAGATCAGTTAAGATCAGCATTTGATATGAAAAAAGGAAGAGTAGAAGAAGCAGACGGTGGTAGAATAGGATTAATGAAAGGCGCAATGCCTGCAGACGAAGACGAAGAAGATTCTTACAGAGCAGGTGTCATGCAGGCCATGGCTGCAAGTAGAAAAAAAGCTATGGGTGGAGGTATGATGGAAATACCTACAGGTAAAATGAGAATGAACGAAGGTGGTGTTATTGAAAGAGACTACAGAGACAAAGGTGGTTTTGTACCAGTTGGCATCAAAGAAAAAGCAGATGACGTTCCAGCAATGTTATCTAAAAATGAATTTGTTATGACTGCTGACGCTGTAAGAGGCGCAGGCGGTGGTAGTATAGAAAAAGGTGCACAAAGAATGTATGACACTATGAAATCATTAGAGAGAAAAGTAGGATAATGGTTACAGAAACAAGAACATTACCCGCAGAGTTTATAGAAGCATTAGGTAAAACGTATGCTGACACACTTACAAAAACAGTTGGTACTCCAATTACAACAACAGATGTATCGGGTCAACTTGTAAAAGGTGAATTAGATGCTGATAGAATTGCACAGGGGTTAAAACCTGAAACAGATGCAGAGTTTGCTGCAAGACAAGCAGGTGCAAAACAAACAGCTAGAGAATTCGATATTAGAAAAGCACAAATGGCAGATCTTGCGCCTACTGTTGCAGGCATGGATCAATTACAAAAAGATGCCATTACTAAAGCCACAGGTGCCACGGGACTTGGAGCTTATCAACAGTATTTAACAGATGCAGCAACGGCTGCAGGTCAAGCTGGTACAACTTTAGGGGGAGTAGCTGGTGATATTGGTGCAGCAAGAACAGGACTAGGTGCAGCTGGAACTACATTGGGACAAGCACAAGCTCTTACAGGAACTGGTGCAGGTACAGGTGCAGGAACCATTGCATCTTACATGTCACCATATCAACAACAAGTTATTGACACAACTCTTGCAGAGTTTGATAGACAAAGACAAATACAAGAACAAGCAATTGCACAATCTGCTTTACGAGCGGGTGCATTTGGTGGTGGCCGTGAGGGTGTACAACTAGCCGAGTTCCAAGCAGCAAGCGACAGGAATCGAGCAGCAACACAAGCACAACTATTACAAGCTGGTTATGGTCAGGCACAAGCTGCAAGACAACAAGACTTACAAAATTTATCTGGCCTTGCATCACAGCAAGCAGCATTAGCTTCTGGACAATTAGGTCTAGGAACTGCACAACAAGGATTAGCACAATCACAATTAGCACAAGGTGCATTTCAACAAGGGCTTGGTAGTTTTGCACAACAGGCGGCTCAACAAGAGATTGCAGGTCTTGGTGCATTAGGTAGTGTAAGACAAGCTCAAGCACAAGCAGAAGCAGATGCAGCTAGACAAACTGCACAGATGGCAGCATATGAACCATTACAAAGATCACAACAATTTGGAACAGCAGTGACAGGATTGATGGGTGGATATCCAGGTCAAGTTACTTTTGCTCCAGACGCACCACAAGCAAGTCCGTTATCGAGTGCGTTACAAATAGGAACTGGACTAGCAAGTATTTACGGAAACGTTTTTAGATAGGAAAAATTATGAGAACTTTAAGAAGACCAATGTTTAGAATAGGAGGCAAAGCCGAAGTAGGTAACGATGGTATTATGAGTGGTTTGGTTGATAGAGAAGAACTACAAGATGGTACACCTTTACAAAATGTAAATGCAACATTTGATCCTTTTTATCAAACTCCTGACATGGACCAATTAAGAGCATTTCAATCAATAGGAATGGGTAATCCATTTAGAGCTGAAAAAGATATGGCAGGTAGGTTTGCTAATATATTTAGTTTAAGACCTGCTGATCCTAAAAAAGATATTATATCACAAGTTGTAGAATCAGCTCCAATTGTTCAAAAGAAAAAAGCTGCAGAAACAGCTTTATCAACACAAGAACAATTAAGACCATATCAAAAATATTTTTCTGGAAATTTAGAAGACGTTTTAAAACAAACTACACCTAAAGTTGAAGTGCCAGATGAAGACACTGAACCAACAATTACAACAAAAGATACTGGTTCTAATGTTGTGACTCAAGCTGAAAAAAATGCAATTCTTAAAGCTAGAGCAAGAGAATTTGAAGAATTATTAAATCCTGGTGCTAGAAAAAGAGTTATTAATAATGCTCTTGCAGCAGCTAGTGCACAGTTTGGTAAGTCTACTGGTAACACTATGCAAGATATAGCAAACGCTATTACTGCAGCAGCTGGTGCAACAGGTAAAATAGATGAAACTAAACAAGCTGCAGCTAGACTTGCAATAGAAGAAGATATTAAAAAGAGTATTGCACAAGCAAGTAGAAAAGATAGGGCAAAGGGTAACTATGAAGTTGTTCAAGAACTTGCTTTAAAAGGAAAAGAAGGAAGAACTCCTGATGAAGAAATATTATTTAAATCTCTTACAGCTAAAGCAGATATAGAAGATCCAGAAGATAGATTTTTAAGAATAGAAGCAGATTTAGGTAAATCTAGAGCTGTTCAAGATAAATACAGAGACGATGAAAATTTTGCAGGAGTTATCAATAATAAAAAAGATGTAAAAACATTTTCTGAAGATTCAGTAGGTAAAGTAGTTTATCACGCTCCTGACAACGGATTATATAAAGTAATAGTAAATGCAAAGGGAGAGTTAGCTCTTGAATTTCTTGGAAAAGAAAAAGGTTAGGAGACTAAATGGCCTCGGAACTAGAGAAGCTTCTTGAACAAAATGAAAAAGAAAGCGTAAGCACAGGCTTTAAATTAAATGAAGCTGAAGACTACAGCGATATAAGTGTATTACAGTCTATGCTTGCAGGTGTAGGTTCTGGTTTACTTGCTATACCAAAAGGTTTTGCGTCACTAGGTGCTAGTCTCATGGATCTAGGAGCTGATACTAACAAGGCAGCAGAAGTAGAAAAATTTTTTGATGACCTTACTACATTAGATGAACAAGCAGAAGCAACAACTGCTGGTAAAATTACAGAAACATTAGTTAACATAGGTTTTCCTGCTGTAGGTGCATATTCTGCAGGTGCAAACCTTGCAGCCAAAGCATTTCAAGCTGGTAGAGCTGGTAAATATTTTAAACTAACAGAACCTAATTTAGTTAAAGGTGCTAAACAAGCAACTAAACTAAATGCTAGAGGTAAGACTGCACAATTTATTGTTGGGTCCGCTGCATCTGGTGTAGCTGAAGGTGTGTTTATTGGCGACGTAAATGAAGTTGGAACGTTTGGTGATTTATTAGGTGGACCAACAGAACTTGAAAGAGATGATGATTACGATCCAACAAGAGAACTAATTAACAGAGTTAAGTTTGGTACTGAGGGTGCTTTATTTAGTGGTATACTGGGTGGTGTTGGTAAAACAATTAAGAATCTAGCAACAAGAGGTGCTAAGAATAGATTTTCAAATAGTAAAATAGATCAAACACTAGATAAAATTGCATCGTTTGCAAGAGCAAGAGGTGGTAAGACACAAGAATTTTTTGATCTTGAAAGAAGACAAATTGGTTTAAGAGCTCAAGATATACAACTTGCAAAACAAACATCAAGAGAATTAGATAAAAGAATAGATGCAATATTTCCTGCATGGAAAACTATATCTGATAAAAGTCCATTATATAAAGATAGAAAAGATGTGTTAGAACAAATGAATGATGTCCTACTTTCAGGTAAACCTACGGTTAATAAAGCAGGTAATGTTAAATTTGGTGATGTAGATGCAACTAAAAAAGCAAAACTTATAAAAAAATTAAGAGATATTATAGGAGATGATGCAGACAAATTAAAAAACATAGATGACATCTTTGATAATATTACAGCGATTAGAACTGGTTGGGGTGAAATGTTTAGTGCTCTTAGCACAAGAATTACAGGTAAACAATTAGATGAGTTTAAAGGTTTGTTTGGTAATAAATTTAAAGATTGGTTAGGACAAACTTATGATGTGTATCAAAATAGATCTTTAATACCTTTTTTCAATTGGAAACCTGCAACAGAGGCAGTTGAAGCTACTAAAAAAATGTTTATTGAACAAGCTAGAAGAAATGGTGTTAGATTAACTGATGGTGAAGCAGAACTTTATGTTGAAAGACTTGTTAAGTCTGCACAAAAACAAGGTCTACCAAAAGGTTTAAGATTAGATAAAGAAGCCTCTCCATTATTTAAGATGCCAATTTTCAGAAAAGGCACTATTCAAGAAGATTTAGTAAACTTAGATAATAGTAAGTTAATAAATAAAGAAGCGAGAAAAAATATAGAAGCAGTATTAGGTAAAACTAAAAACCCAATGCAGACTATATTAAGTGGTACAACAAGACTATCTTTAATTACAAGACGTAATCAATTTTTTAACGAACTATTACAACAATCAGATAGATTAGGTGCAGCTAGTTCTACGGGTAGAAAAATGTTTTATACTGCAGATGAAGTAGCCGATGGTACAGCTGCAAGAGAATTAAATACAGCTAGATTTAGACAAATTAATTTAGATCCTGCAAAAAAACTAGAAGTAGGATCTACTAATCCACTTAATGGTATGTATGCAATTGATGAAATTGCAGATGCATTAGAAGAAACAAATAAAAATTTATTAGGTGAAGGTTTAACAAGTCAGATATACGCAGGTTTTGTTTTATATCCTAAAGCAACATCACAAATGGCAAAAACAATTTTGTCACCAATTACACACATTCGTAACTTTGTGAGCGCTGGTGCCTTCGCAACTGCGAATGGTGTTATACCAGATCCAACAGCTATCAAGTTTGCATATCAAGCACTGCAAGCACCCTTACCTGGTATGAGAAAACAAAATGATAGATACAGAAAAATGTTACAATTAGGTGTAACAAACTCTAACGTAAGATTAGGAGATCTAAGAAGTTTAATTGGTGATACTAATCTTGTAGAAAATGCAAGCACTATTGCACCTAGATGGTTAGCAAGATTTGCATCTAAAGCAAGAGGAGTTGGGGAAGATTTATATACAGCTGAAGATGATTTTTGGAAGATGGCTACGTTTTCTGTAGAGTCTAGAAGATTAGCTACAGCATACGAAAGAGCTGGAGTTAAAAGAACAATAGACGAAATAGAAGAAGAGGCAGCAGATATTGTAAGAAATAATATACCAAACTATGATTATGTGTCTGAGTTTGTAAAAGGTTTAAGAAAATTACCGCTTGGAAATTTTGTATCTTTCCCTGCAGAAATTATGAGAACAGGTACAAACATTGCAAGACGTGGACTAAAAGAAATTAATTACACAACTGTTAATGATGCAGGTGATACAGTAAAACCATTAGCAAGAATAGGATACCAAAGATTAATAGGTATGGCTGCAACTACAGCAGCAATTCCAGCAGCAACAGTTGCAGCGTTTAAAACAATACACAATGTCACTAACGATGAGATGGAAGCATTAAGAAGATATGTAGCTGATTGGTCTAAGAACTCTACACTACTTCCTATTAGAGATGAAGAGACAGGTAAGTTAGATAAATATGTAGACTTCAGTCATGCTAACCCATACGATATTTTAATTAGACCTTTTCAAACTATTGTTAATGAAGTTGCTTCAGGTAGAGAAGATGAAGACGGTATGATGGATGATTTTCTTAGAGGTATGTTTATTGCAGGTAAAGAAGTTGCATCACCATTTATTTCAGAATCTATTTGGACAGAAGCTACAGCTGATATATTTCTTAGAGGTGGTAAAACAAGAGAAGGTTTTGAGGTATTTAACGAACAAGATTCTGATGGTAATAAAGCATATAAAATTATGGCCCACTTGGTTAAATCACAAGCGCCATTATCTTATCCAACATTAAAAAGATTAAAGATATCTTTGAAAAATAAAGATGACCCAGATAGTTTTGATCCACAAGGTAGACAGTTTGAGTTTGGCGATGAACTGTGGGGTTTTGTTGGTGCAAGAAATGTAAAAGTAGATCCTGAAAGAACTTTTAAATACAAGACAGCTGACTTTGTTAGAGGTGCTAGAGATTCTAAAAGATTATTTACTAAAGAAGCACTAAGAGCAGGTGTAGTTACACCAGAACAAATTGTTGATGCATACATAAATGCAAACAGAGCGTTGTTTGGTGTTAAGAAAAACTATAAATTAGATATAGATGCAGCAAGAACGTTAGCAATTAATGAAGAAAATTTAAATGAATCATTAGATAGAGCTACATCTAAAAAAGAAAAACGTGCTCTAGAAGAAGGTATCTTTAGACCTTATGATATTTCAAGAGAAGTAAATAAAGCAATAAGAGAAAATTCCGTTAGATTAGGTGTAGCAAATCCAATGGACTCAGCAGCTCCTGTTATAAGTGCTATCTATGATATGCTATCGATTGCACCATTATCTTTAGGAGAGTTTCCTGAGTTTGAAAACCCATTTAGCACACCAACAGAAGAACAACCGGTAACATCTAATATATCTGGATTAGCGCAAGTTAATCCTCAGTTATTACAACCGCCTGTAACTTCTGTTAATACTGCAATTCCATACTCTCAAATGAATCTTGCACAGCGAGCTGAGTATGATAAACTAATGAGAGGAATATAATTATGGAATACCCAGGAGTTAGATTAGGACAAAGAGGCGGACTGTTTGATCTGTACCAATACTATTTAGGTGGCGGTGATCAAAGCGATGATGGTCCAGTAACAACAGATCCATTTCCAGGAGCTGGAGGTAGTGGTCGTGGCAATGAAGCGATTAATGCCATGGGGGTTGATTTAAGCAGAATTAAACAACCAACAGGATCAGTATTTAATCCATTTGATCCAGTAGGAGGAACTACGATGGAAGGCACAAAATTTTCTGAGTTACCTACAACGGACATAAGATTTATGTCAGAAGCAGATCAAAGATATTTACAAAACAGAGCTGACGCTGGTGAATTCTTTTATGGCACTAAAGAAAACCCCAATCCTAATTACATAGGAGGAGCGCCAGGAGGTATAGTTCAAAGTGGACCTGGAAGAGAGTTTGTATATGATGAGACAGGAAAAAGTTATGATGATAGAGCTTTTATAACAGGAGTTGGAGACGATGAAGAAGACATAGGTTTTTTAGCAAGTGTCAGACAAAATATATTAGAAAATCCTTTATTTAAAGTTGCAGCAGCAGTTTATAATCCTGTGTCAGCAATGGCTAAAACTGGTATAGATTTTCTTAAAGAAGCTATGCCTGTAAATAGAAGATCGATTTTAGAACGAAGAGCTTTAGATCAAGGTCTTGCTGTGGATGATATAGGTAGAATAGCATTTCAAAATTTTGGCACTAGATCAGATACCGGTAAATTTGGTGCATTAGATTACTCTGATCCATCAGGAATTAATATATTCCAAGGTTATAATTTACAGAATATGTCTCAAAAAACAATTGATGATAGAAAAGCTAACTTAAAGAAAAATCTTGACGACGGAAAACTTAGTAAAAAACGTTATGATGAATTGATAACAGCAATAGATGGTTTTGAAAAAAATATATTTACTAAACTTTTAGAGGATACTCAAAAAGAAGTTGATGAAAAAGAAAAAGAAAAAACAATGTTGGATTATGACAAAAGAGAGAAGAAAAGAGAAAAAATACAAAAAGATTTAGCAGCTGCAGGATTTGGCGCTTCAGGAGCTGTCGGATTAAGTGAAGGTATGGACAAATCCATTCAAGACTATGATGATGCTGCAACTTACACACCATCTTCTGGTAGAGGTGATACAGGAGCAGTAACTACTTCAAAACCTGATTACAGTAATGTATCAACAGGTGGACCACCAAGTCAGGGTGGAGGCGGTGGAGGACCACCGAGTCAGGGTGGCGGTGCTAGTTATGGCGGTGGTGGATCTTCTGCAGCAAAAGCCGGAGGTGGATCACGACAAGCAAGATCTGGAGGAGCAAGACCTGGCGGTGGAGGTGGTATGTCTGGTTGGGGTTGGAAAGATGGTGGTTTAGTTCAAAGAAAACCTTACGGCGACGGAGGGATCGTAGATCTACTATAATGGCTAGAAAATCAGCATTACAAAAAATAGAAGATCATGAAAAACTTTGCAGAATAATGCAAAGGCAAACTTTTGAACAAATTAAAGAATTAAAATTACAAATTGTTAGAATAGAAAGACTACTGATTGGTACAGCAGCTTTTGTAATAATTAGTTTGTTAGATAAAGTTCTCTAGATCCAAGCTTTTAGTTCTTCGCCCATAACCTTACTTGCAATATTAACTTTCTTACGTAAAGCTTTTACAATTCTTTCATCAACTGTATCTTCACAGATAATATCAATATATGTCATGGGTTTTTCTTGACCGATACGATCTATTCTAGCTTCTGATTGTTGACGTTTCTCTAAATCATAACCGTTAGAATAGTAAATCATATTACTAGCTGCAGTCAATGTAATACCATAACCACCTGTTTGTGGTGTGCCTATGAAGAATCTACACTTATCATCGTCTTGAAAACGTTTAATATTTTTTTGTCTATCTTCTTGTGGTGTTAAACCATAGTAGTCTACAAAAGAATCTGGACCAAACTCTTCAACGATTGCTTTTATAATCTGTCTAACATCACTCTGCCAGTGGGCCCAGATAACAACCTTACCTTCTATCTCACCTAACACATTGATTAGTTCATCGAGTCTATTACTTTTTAATTCTTGTGTTGTGCCATCGTCTGCTTTGAAGTGACCACATGTAATCTGTTGTAATCGCATCAACTGTGTCAATGCATTTGCAGTAGTAATCATCTTGCCATTTAATATTGCAAGTGCCTGTTTTTTCATCTGCTCGTATACTTTAAACTGATCTGGTGTCAGGTTTACAATACGTTTCATAAATGTTTTCTTTGGTAGATCTAGACAATCATCTTTTAATACACGATAAGAAAATGGTTTTAGTTTGTCAGACAACTCTGCAAGATTTTTGTATCCAGCTACTATCTGCACAGATCTACCACCAAAGTGTGCTGTCTTCATCACTGCGTATCTAGTTCTAAACGTGTAATAAGAAGCATGGTCCAAGAGCCAAGTGTCAAGGAACTCACATTGTTTATATAAGTCTAGTGGTGACTTTGTAACTGGTGAACCTGTAAGTATTCTTTTAAATTTAACTTTCTCACCCAGACCTACAATATTTTTTGTACGTTTAGCATCTGGGTTTTTGATTGTTGTAGACTCATCAATAGCCATCAAACAATCATGTGAGTTTAAAAATTTAGCTGCAAAGTCTACACCTTTTTTAGTAGACAGTGCCTCTACATTCATAATTAAAATATGTAGATCTGTTTCTGGTTTAAATAAAGTATCAAGAATTTGTTGTTGTTTTTTGTTAATCATTGCTTGCCACAATACAGCCTTCTTTTCAATATGGTCAGGCATATGTGTGGGTATCTCTGCACTATACCAGTTTTTATATACACCTTTTGGTGCAACAATTAAGGCACCGTTGATCTTACCTTTGTCGTAAAGCATTGATATGTTATCAATTAATACTTTAGATTTACCTGTTCCCATTTCCATAAAATATGCAAATGCTTTTTTATCCCAAGACATTTCTAATGCTTTGAGTTGATGCGCGTATGGCTTAGTCTTAAATTTATAGTTCATAGTTTTTCTTCTTTCTAGTTGACACTTTATCAAAAACAAACTATATGTCAAGCCATGAAAGATAATACTGTTTATGTAATCCAGGAAATACCTGGTACCCAAACCGGTAACCCTAAAATAAATATTATGGGCGCATCAAAATACGGTGAGCTTAAATTTTTATTACCTGAGTTATCGCAAATTATTTTTTCACCAGGACCTCTAATATTTAAATTAAGAAAACTGTTAAAAGATTTTACAACAGATGATTATTTATTATTAACTGGAGATCCTGCAATAATAGGTGTTGCCTGTTCTATTGTTTCTGATATGACTAATGGTAAATACAATTTGTTAAAATGGGACAAACAAGAAAGACAATACTACCCAATAGAAATAAACTTATATGAAAGAGGAAAGATAGATGAGTGAAGACTTACAACAAATGTTTGTTGAGGATGCACCTCAACAAGTTAATGAACTAAATAATGTAGAGTCATTATCTAGTTATGTTATTCAACTGCAAAAATTAGAAGACGAAATAAAAGCAGATGAAGAAAAATTAAAACAAAAGAAAGAAGCTGCAGATAAAATATCTGAACAAGTTATTCCAGAGATAATGGAATCTATGAAACTTAAAACCATGAAGTTACACGATGGTTCAGCAATTGAAGTAAAAGAAATTTACAGCGCCACAATACCTGTAGATAAAAGAGAGGGCGCATTTAACTGGCTTCGAAATAACGACCTGGGTGATTTGATTAAAAATGAAATCACTGTTTCCTTTGGTCGAAACGAAGATAACAAGGCGCGTGAATACGCTAACCTTGCCGAGAGTAATGGGTATCAGCCCCAACAAAAATTGAAGGTAGAACCCATGACTCTCAAAGCATTGTACAGAGAACGAGTCGAAGGGAAACAAGACTTGCCATCTGAACATTTTAATCTGTTTAAAGGAAACAAAACAAAAATAACAAGGAGTAAATAACATGAATGAAGAAACAAGAGACGTAGCAAACAAACAAGGTGGTGCATTAGCAACAATTGATTTTGTATCAGATTCAGGGATGGGTCTTGAGACAATTGAAAAGACTGATCTTGCATTACCCTTTCTGAAACTGTTACAATCAGGATCAGATGAAACTAAAAAGAAACATGCAAAGTATGTTGAAGGTGCAGAAGCAGGTATGTTTTATAATACAGTTACTAAAAAACTGTACAATGGAGAAAAAGGAATAGATGTTATTCCTGTATTCTACAAGATGACATATCCTGAGTGGGCTCCCTTTGAAAAAAGAGAAGGCAGACCTGTGCACAATGACAGAGGACCTGACATCATGGGTCAAGTAACTCAAAACGAACAGAACAAAGATATGTTAGCTAATGGTAATCAGATTATCAAAACAGCAAACTACTTTGTTATCATCAATGGGGACAAACCTGAAAAGGCTTTGTTAACTATGAAGTCAACTGGTCTTAAGACTAGTAGACAATGGAACTCTTTGATGGAAGATCAGTTTGAGAATGATCCAAAGACAGGCAAAGCTGTGCCAGCTCCAATGTTTTCTAGAGTTTACAAACTAAACTCTGTTGAGCAGAGCGGTAGTTTTACTTGGCATACTTTTAATGTGAACCTACTTAGAAAAGTAGATAACGCATCGCTTTACCAAATGGCTAGGGATTTTCATAACTCTATAAAAGGTAGTCAGCAACAAGCTGCTACTGGTCAAGAGGAATCTAACTACTAATTCTTTCGTGAGAAAGATAGGAGCGGTAAAGGGAGACTGGAGCCGCTCCGACCCGGGATCTGTATGTTTGATGAATTTATAAAATTATTTACTGGATACCAAGGTGATTTTGGTATTGCTGATATGTCCTCTGCTGAGATGGATGCAGAGAAAAACAAGCTCAAACCTAATTATGAATGGGCAGGAAGACCCATAACACAAGGTGATTATAAAGATCACATAGAAGGTAAGATATCTATTGGTATACAACCATGTAGACTAGACAAAACAGTTCAGTTTGGTTGTATAGATATTGACGCAAAAGATTATTCTAATTTTAATGTTGAACATTATCTTGCTTTGTTTCAACAATACAAGTTACCATTAATACCCATACTCTCAAAAAGTGGAGGTCTGCATTGTTATTTGTTCTCAGAGGAACCAATACCAGCTGTAGATTTAATCTCAGCATTGAAATCTTTTTTAATGCCTCTGGGATTAGATCCACAGACAGAAATTTTTCCAAAGCAGAAAGAATTAAAGGAAGATGACAAAGGGGACATAAAACCAGGTAACTTTATAAACTTACCTTACTACAACAATGGCAGCACAAAAAGATATGCAGTAGATAAAAATAATAATCCATTAGACCTAGAACAATTTGTAAAATTTGCTAACGAAAATAAAATTAATAAATCAGATTTAGATAGACTTGTAGAAGAAACATACAAGAACGTATTACTTGGAACTAATCCTGAGTTTGATGATGGTCCACCATGTCTGGCTTTGTGTTCTAAGAAAAAATTAGATGATGGCAGAGATCGATTTATGTACAATTATATGGTCTTTGCTAAAAAGAAATACAAAGATAAATGGCCTGACTTTGTTTCAAATGCAAACTATAATTATCTAGAGTCTCCTTGGGATAAATCAAAATTAGATTCTAAGATAGCTGCATGGAAGAAAGATACTGCAGGTCACACTTGTTATGAAGATCCAATACACAGTAAGTGTATGCGTACACTTTGTTATAGTAGACCTTTTGGTGTTAAGTCAGATAGCATTACAATGTTTCCTGAGATATCAGACTTTCAAATAATTATGTATGCAGAACCTGAGTATCATTTTAATGTAGAACTACCTGATGGTAACAAGGCAGGTGTGGTTGCGAGTCATAGAAGATTAATTACTAAACAAACGGAACTTTTGGATTTGATATGGGAGCAAACAGGTATCTATCACGAACCATTGAAACCAAAAGATTTTAGAGCAAAGCTTACAGAACTTAGAAAAAATTCTACAAAGATAGAACCGCCTGCAGGCACACAGATAGGAGATAGATTAAAAGAAGAGTTGTATCAATACTGTGTTAATGGACCAAGAGCTCAAAAGAGAGTGCAGATAAATAGTGGATCATGTTTGACGGAAGAAGGTCATCACTACTTTAGATTTAATTCTTTCATAGACCATCTAGGATCTAGTTGGAAAATACCAGAAGAAAGAATAGCACAAAAAATGAAAGACAAATGTGGTGTAGAGTTTAATCACTCACTAAACGTAGATGGCAAAACACTAAAGGTATGCAGACTAAAACAAATGCACATAGATAAAATAGAATACAAACCTGTAGAGAGAAAAGAAAGTAACTACTAATGAGATACAAAGTTGTAGGACCACCAGGCACGGGTAAGACTAGACGTTTATTAAACGAGGTACAAAAGTATGTAAACAAAGGTGTGCCTCTAGATCGTATAGGTTATTTTGCTTTTACTAGAAAAGCTGCAGGAGAAGCAAGGGACAGGTATCTAGATAAAAACAAAGACCTAACTAAAAAAGACATACAATACTTTCAAACACTTCACTCATTAGCATTTAATCAGTTGGGGCTAAAAGAAGAAAACGTTATGCAAGATGAGAACTACAAATTAATAGGTGAGACATGTGGTATTCAAATAAAATATGCATCTTACGAGACTAACAATTGGAATGGCATCTTTTCATCAGACAGTGAGTATCTAAGCTTAATTAATTTAGCTAGAGTAAAACAAATAAGTGTCATGGATCAACTAGATTTAAACGAACATCTATCAAAAATAGAAAGAGATAAGTTAGATGCTATTGATAAAGAAATAACTAGTTACAAAGACATATATGGACTCATTGATTTTAATGACATGATACAAAAATTTTTAGACAAAGGTAAGACTCCTGAATTTGATGTTATATTTGTAGATGAAGCACAAGACCTATCATTAATACAATGGTCTATGATTAAAAAGATTGAAGAAGATACCAAGTGTGATGTGTGGATTGCAGGCGATGATGACCAAGCTATATTTGGTTGGGCTGGTGCTGATGTAGATTCTTTTATTAACTGGGAGGCAGAAGAGATACCATTAAAATATTCAAAAAGAGTGCCAAGTAGTATACAGAAAATTGCATTAGATGTCATCAACAGAGTGCAAGATAATAGACTTGACAAAGAATATTTTCCAAAAGACGAACCTGGAAATATTTTTCAAATTTATAAATTATCAGACATAGATATGTCTACTGGTGATTGGTTAATATTAACTAGAACTAAATCATTATTAAAACCAATACCAACTTATTTAAAAAAGAAAGGTTTATTTTTTGAATCTGCACAGGGAAATAGTATTGGTAAATCTTTGTACGAAGATATACAATACTGGTCGCAATTACAGAAAAAAATAACACTACCTGATATACAATTACAAAGAATTAAAGAAAGAATAAAAGGACCAATGAATCTTTCATTGAAATGGTATGATGCATTTGATAATGTATCTCAAAGTCAGATAACTTACATGAAGTTATTATTACTTAACAATGAGGATCCAACGAAAGACGCAAGAATAAAAGTGTCAACAATACACGGAGCTAAAGGTGGTGAAGCAACTAATGTTGTTTTACTTTTAAATGAAACCGCAAATACAATTAAAGGAGCAAAAAAATCTATACAAAAACGTGATGAAGAATATCGTGTTTGGTATGTAGGTATAACAAGAACTATGAAAAATTTATATTTAATAAGATGCCCAAATAAATCTAAGGAGTTTAAAATATGACAGACAAGAATATACTAGACGAAGCGTTTCCACAGTATACCCAGGTAGGCGGGAATCACTACACTAAGTTTCCCATACAGCCTTATGAGTTTATTTCTAAAAATGATTTATCATTCTTTCAAGGAAACGTTGTGAAATATGTTTGTAGATATCAGAGAAAAGGAGGCGCAGAAGATATTAAAAAAATAATACACTATTGCCAATTAGAATTAAAAAAAATGAGAGACACAAAAAATGCGAAGTAAACCAATAACAAAAGAAGTTAAGATAAATAAACACAAGTTTAGAATAGAAATCTATCCTTCTTTAGTTGATTGGGAAATATTTCCACACGATTATAATGCTGCTTTGTATGCGTTTAGCAACAAAGATAAATTAAATAAAATTATAAAAGAAAAATATGTATATGAGTCTAAAAAATAAAACGGTGTTCAAAGCACAAACAGAGTGGGTAAAACCCACAGAGTTTCCGGATCTAAGATTTTGTGATGAGATTGCGATTGACTTAGAAACACACGATCCAGAATTAAAAACTATGGGATCAGGATCCGTAGTAGGTAAAGGTAAAGTTGTAGGCATTGCAGTTGCAACAGAGGGCTACGCAGGTTACTTTCCTTTCGATCATGAGGGTGGTGGTAACCTTGAAAAAAGTAAAGTAATTCAATGGTTTACAGATATTTGCAAGTCTGAGTCTACAAAAATTTTTCACAACGCTATGTATGATGTGTGTTGGATTAGATCGATGGGTATACAAATCAATGGACAGATTGTTGACACTATGATTGCAGCATCACTAGTGAACGAAAACAGATTTAGATATGATCTTGGATCACTGGGTTGGGATTATTGTGGTCAAGGTAAGAATGAAACAGAATTAAACAACGCTGCAAAAGAATGGGGTGTTGATCCTAAAGCTGACATGTGGAAATTACCTGCAATGTATGTTGGTAACTATGCTGAACGCGATGCAGAACTAACGTTTGCACTTTGGAAAGTTATGCAAAAAGAAATGGTAGATCAAGATTTAGAATCTATTTTTAATTTAGAGACTGATCTGTTTCCTTGTCTGGTCGATATGCGATTTCTTGGCGTGAGAGTGGACGTTCAAAAAGCTCATACACTGAAGCAGCAATTAGCATCACAAGAAAAAGAGCTCCTGCAAAAAGTAAAAACAGAAACAGGAATAGATACTCAAATATGGGCAGCGCGGTCGATAGCCAAAGTCTTTGATAAATTAAACCTGGAATACGAACGGACAGTAAAAACACAAGCGCCTTCATTTACTAAAAACTTTTTGTCTACTCATGAACATCCTTTGGTGCAATGTATATCAAAAGCAAGAGAGATAAACAAGGCACATACAACCTTTATAGATACAATAATTAAACACGAACATAATGGTAGGATACACGCTGATATAAATCAAATTAGATCTGACACTGGTGGTACAGTAACAGGTAGATTTTCATACAGCAATCCAAACCTACAACAAATTCCTGCTCGTAACAAAGACTTAGGGCCGATGATTAGATCCCTCTTCATACCTGAATCCGGTTGCGAGTGGGGATGCTTTGACTACAGTCAACAAGAACCAAGACTAGTAGTGCACTATGCATCCCTTGATCAAGACTCAAGCGTCTTTAATGTTAAAGATTCCTACGAAGATGGTGACGCAGACTTTCATACAATTGTTGCTAAGATGGCTGACATACCACGAAGTGCTGCTAAGACAATTAATCTTGGATTATTTTATGGTATGGGTAAAGCTAAACTACAAGCAGAGTTAGGTGTATCAAAAGATAAAGCAGAAGAACTATTTACAATTTATCATGAGAGAGTTCCATTTGTTAAAAAATTAATGAACTCAGTAGCTAACAGAGCACAACAACGTGGACAGATTAGAACTTTACTTGGTAGGTTATGTAGGTTTCATTTGTGGGAACCAAATAGTTTTGGCATGCACAAAGCTTTACCATTTGATCAAGCTGTCCAGGAACATGGACCAGGTATCAAGCGTGCTTATACATACAAAGCTTTGAATAAATTAATTCAAGGATCCGCTGCAGACATGACTAAAAAAGCTATGTTAGAGTTACACAAAGAAGGCATCACACCACATATACAGGTGCATGATGAACTTGATATATCAGTAATAAATCCCTTGGAAGCTGCAAAAATAAAAGATATTATGGAAAACGCAGTTGACTTAGAAATACCAAACAAGGTAGATTATGAGTCTGGTAAAAACTGGGGAGAAATAAAGTGAGGATTTATGTCTTATTTAAATGCAAACATACCAGTGGAGTATGCACAAATACGAAGGGAGTATTTATATGATCTTAAAAAACATCACGGAGAAGTTGAAGACTGTATTATCTTTGGTCTTAGCTCTATTGCAGGTCACGCTATTTTATTTCATGCGATTATGGAGAATGGCGCTGTCTTTTATCGTCTCCCGATATCTGCCTTCATTCAGAGAGGCTTTAGACCGGAAGATGTTCCTAAACGTAGACTTGATGAACTTCAGCTTTGGAATTGTTTTAGTTATTATCCTGCTGTTCATATTTGGGATATTCTAGGCGGCACATCAGGCAAGTACATAGGCAAAGATAAAAAATGGCATCACGGTAAATATTTATTTACTGTTGACTTTGCACATCCAGAGTCTAATATACTTGACGTCGAACATTCTGAGATACCGCACGAACATAAGTGCGCACACATAATTGCCTTAGATGACGGTAATTATGCAGCACAACCTAACAATAGATGTATATGGGATCTACCTTCTTTCACTGTGAAAGACAATATTCCTGACTGGAAAGTGCAAACATCAGAATGGAACGTAGAAGATTCTGGCCAATGGAAAACAGAAGACACCGACAAGTTCTTTTACGAAATGGAGGAAAAGAAAAATGATTAAAAGAGTAATAAACAGAATAGGAAATCTTTACAGAAGATGGATTGTAGGACCTATCTTAAAATTAAAAAGTAGATTTTGGAAATAACATAATGGAGAGTCGTAGGGTGAACTATTATTTTACAGGAGCACTAATTATATTATTATGTTCACTAGCATTTTGTGTTACACCAGCTTACCCTAACACAACTCAAAACAATACATCCGGATCTAACACATCAATCACAGGTGGATATACGAGCACAGCCAACAATACATATCAAAGTGGTAGCTCAAATAATACCACAACTACAAATAACTCTACATCTAACATGAGATCTGCACCACCAACAGCGTCAGCACCAAGTGTGACTAACGCAGGATCTGATGTTTGTCTTGCAGGAGCATCAGCAGGAGTACAAACTTTTGGTATTGGTGTATCAGGTGGTAAATCTTTTAGAGATAAAAATTGTGAAAGAATAAAATTATCAAGAGAACTAAATAGTTTAGGTATGAAAGTTGCAGCTGTAGCAATACTATGTCAAGATGAAAGAGTATTCTTTGCTATGGAACAAGCAGGCACACCATGTCCTTTTGAAGGTAAGATTGGTAAACAAGCAAAAGCAGCATGGAAAAAATATGATAAACTAAGACCTGATTATGAAACTTATGTACAAAATTTAAAAATTATTGAAAAGAAAAATGAAGAGGAACAAGCAAAGATTACAGAAGAGATGACTAAATTAGACGAAGATAAACAAAAAGAAGATGTTCAGACAAAACAAAAAATAGATTGGAAAGAACCTAAATGATAGACAGATTAATATACAGATTCTGTGGTTTTTTAGATAATTCAATATCTTTTGTAGAAACTGGTATTGTTAGAATGGTAGAATGGTGTTGGCATACTAGAGTTAAACTGTTAAAAAGAAAAAGAAAAAGATGAGCAATAAACCACTCAACATCGGAGAAGAGGCACGAGTGCAGATGCCGATGAAGACGGTAGTATCGTTGATAGTGTTGGTGGCAATGGGAGTGTTCGCATACACGGAGCTGACAGCAAGGTTGGTATCTCTGGAGACATCACGTGAGTTGTTCGAAAATGATTTATTAAAACGAAGTGAACAAGTCCCTATCGATCAGGAGCAACATTTTTTAATCGAGGATTTGTATAAGTCTGTAGAGAAAATGGAAGAAACTCAAGAGATGAATATGACCAACAAAGTCAATATCGAGTTTTTAAGAGAACAATTAGATCAAGCATTGTCTGATATAGAAGTGCTAAAAGATAAAGTTAGAGCAAATGGGAGCCATCAATGACAGAGTTGGTAGTAGCCCTTCTTATGATTGTCAACGGAGAGATCAAGGAACACAGAATTCAAGTTGATCCTAAAACAGGTAAATATTCCATGGCAATGTGTTTAAAAGGTAAGAGACATGCATCTAGAGGTGAAAAAAATGATAGCATACAGCACCAGTGCATTAAGTCGATGGCTGAACTCGAGTTGAACATAGACGGATCAAAGTCTATTAAAAAATTAATATTAGAATGAAATGGTTAATACCTTTACTATTACTATCAACTGGTGTACTTGCAGATACAGCAACAACAGGTAATTTATTACCCAATGCAGGAACAGGACAAACAAGTCCACAACACTCGAATAGTACAATAGATGGTATCAATAGCTCTACTGGTTTCACTCTTAACAATGTCACTGATTATTCATCTAACTTTAATGAACTAGAAGCAAACGGCACCGGCACAGTATCTGCATCAGGTACGCTATTAAATATATCTGCAGGTGATCATACAACTACAGAAGATAGTTTGGATGGTGGTGTTACACTTACATCAAAGACAGAGGTACAAAACTGCGAGTGGGTTGGGTCCGCACATCAATGTGGTCAAGCAACATCAGGTCAAGATAGTTATTCTACAACAGTTACAATACTAGATGAGAATAATGAAGAGCTTGCAACAGTCACACAAAACAGAAATACAGATTCAGGTTACAATAACAATACATATACATATACAGACACAGTCACACATACTGGAGAGGGTTCAAGAAAATGGAGTTGGCAGTGGCAAGGTATAGATGGTAATAATCCTAATAGCACTAGTGCTGTTGGACCAAACTTATTGGGTGCAGAACTAAAAGCAACACTATTAAATATATTATATTCACCATTACCTCCTGCAATCAAAGAAGAAATAGTTGAAATATTTGATGACTTGGGTGAAGAGTTTGAAGAGATAGAACAGATTGTAGAAGAATTCTTTTTTGAAGAAGAAATAAAAATGGAAGAGGAGTTTGAGATGGAACCACCTGTCATGATAGTCATGGAAGAAGAGGAGAAGTTTGAAGAGGAACCTATCATTGAAGAGTTTGTTATGTTACAAGAAGAGGAAAAAGAAGAAGAGGAACCTGTCATGGAAATAATTGAAACATTTACAGAGGAAGAAAAAGAAGAAGAAAAGACTGTATCAGAAATGTTACAAGAAGGTTTTGAAGAAGAGCAAAAAGAAAATGAACAAGAAGAATCCAATAGCGAAACTACTGAGACTGCCAATGCTACGGAAGAGGATGGTAGCGAGCAAGAAGAAGTACAACAGAAAGAAACAAAAACAGCAGGACTTGAAACAATCTTAGAAAAGATTGACAAACAAGTTAAGCAAATAGATAAAAACTTAGAACTAAAAAACTTAGTAAAATTAAAAGTAATGTCATCAGGTAATCTTCTGGAAGCATATAATATACCTTTTTATGAACCGCGTATTATATACGAAGATCAAATAGATATAAAGGACAATCGTATTATTTATGATATTGATTTAGTAGAATACAAACAAAAAGATCCTATTTTTATACAAAAACAAAAGTTGAATAGCATTTTACAAGAACGTCAAAATTTGATAAACGAGTTACAGGTTTTACAAAATGGATAAGATTAAAAATCAATTAGCCGGTGTAGCAGCTTTACTTGGTGTCATTGCAGCAATTGGTGGTGGCTTTGTAAAGTATGGGGAGATTGTAACTAAACTAGATGCATTAGAAGGTGCTAGTGGTGGTATAGATTTTTCTTCACAGATTGCAGTGTTAGAAGAAAAAGTTAATGCTTTAGAAAATGCAGATACATCACACACTCATAAAGTTGGTGAACATAAACACGAAGAACACGGGCATACTAAAATATTAGTAAACGAAAAAACAATACAAATATTACAAAATCAAATAGACGAACTAAAAGCAAAGAGCGATAATCCATTAGCACAATAATGAATCTTTCACGTAACTTCACTCTTCAAGAGTTAATTAAATCAGATACCGCTATCCGTTTGGATATCAATAACAATCCAAACTCAGGGCAGATAGAAAAATTAAGATTACTTTGTGAAAATATTTTACAGCCGGTACGTGACCACTTCGGCAGAGTCAAGGTAACGTCAGGGTTCCGTAGCGAACAGCTGTGCCTAAAAATAGGTAGCTCAATCAACAGCCAACATGCAAAAGCTGAGGCCGCAGACTTCGAATGTATGGGCACAGACAACGCTGAGTTAGCTGACTGGATTCATCAAAACCTAGAATATGACCAATTGATATTAGAGTTTTATACACCAGGAGAGCCAAACAGTGGGTGGATACATTGTAGTTATACCACCGACCAACCAAGAAAACAATTTTTACATGCCTACAAATCAGAGGGTAAAACAAAATACAAGCCTGTGATTGGAAAGGCAAAAGATCTTGTCTAAAATAAAATTTAATTTTTCAAAAATTGACACTGTTCATGGGCATTGTGAAGAGTGTGAAGAAGAGGCAATTATGGTTGCAATTGTCACTGATTTTTATAGATGTACAAATTGTGGGGCAGACACTAAACAACACGTCAATGGCTCAATCAGATATTTAAAATTAAATGAATCTGACAAACAATGGTTAAGAGAAAATCGTGGCTAGACAAAAATTTGTAAACTTTACACCAAGGCCAAAACCTAGAAAACGACCAAGAAGACATAAAAAAAGACTATCAAAATCAGAAAAAAGAGATCATAAACCTTACAATCGTCAAGGAAGAAAACAATAGTTGACAAACATCTTGAAATGATTATCCTACAATTATGAAAGGGATATTATGACAGATCAAACTAAATGGGGCATAGATATGTCCATAACGGAAAATAAAGCGAAAGCTCATGAAGAGCAAAAAAAGATGAGAGATGAAATAGCTTTTTTTGTTTTAAATTGTAGTGTGTTTAAACTACAAAAAATGTACGAAGAAATGAAACGATTAAAAAAATGAAGAAGTTAGTCTTAGACATAGAGGGTATTAATCAAAAACAGTGGACTAATTTTGTTTTAGAGCTAAACTTAATGAAGAAAGCGTGGAAGAGGTACGGTGTTGACGTAAAGATAGTTGGTAAAAATGTTAAAAAAATTATTGAATGGGGAAACAAAACCGGTGAATACTCAAGACAATTTGGACAAGATAGCGAATCTTTGGAACAAAACAAAAGATCCAAAGTATAAAGAACTTTGGTATAGAAAGATAAAAGAGGTAGCATATGGATTTGATATTGTTGACAGACGAACTTTATCATTTAGTAAAGGTGACAAAGGAAATGACAGAGGGAATAGAGTTATTAAGTGAAATGGATTGTTTTGATCTTTGTGATATACTTAGATTACATCTAACAACATATTACGATTACCCTGTTAACGCTCATGTGATGAAAGATGGCAGTGGTGATTTATATGGTTGTATTTGTAATTATTAAGTTGTAGTTTGTTCTTTACAATCAAAAGCAGTAAACATTTCAAATTCATTAATAGTCATCGGATTTAATGATTTTAACATTGTACTAGAATAATCATATCCATATATAATACATTTATGGTATTCATCAAACTCAGAGATGGGCACTGGTATAGGTCTACATTCATTACCAGGTATTCCGCTACAAATAATCATTATTAAAACATATTTAATCATTGACTTTTAATATTAATCTCCTATATTATCAATATTAATAAATGAAAGGAAAGTATGACCGATATAACAAAGTATAGAAACGTTTCTCTTCCAAAAGAAACATACAGGGTTTTAGAAGAGTTGTCGAAGGTATTATTGCCTGACGCAAAACTGTCCATATCTAAGACTATTGAATGTATTGCAAACGAAAAGAAAAAGAAACTTAACGGAAAAATGAAGGAGAAATAATGTTTACGTTGACTGAAGAACAAAGAAAACAATTATTACAATATATGTGGCAAAGACCGTACGGTGAAGTTGCACAACACATAGCAATGTTAGCATCATTAAAACCAGTCGAGACAAAAAAAGATGACGGATCCAAAAAAGATCTGTCCTAATTGTCAAGGTAACGGATTTGTTAAAACACACAAGTCCGAAAACCCTGCGAATGATGTGGTGATGCAATGCACTATTTGTAATTCGAAAGGAGAAATACATGATAAGGAATTTGATGAGTATTTTGATTCTCACCCTTTGCTTAAGTCACTGCGCACTGAGCACAACTGATATGATAAATATTGGTGCGGGTATCTACGGTGGATTTGAACGTGAGTGATCAATTAGATATAGCCTACATCGCAGGTTTATTTGATGGCGAGGGTTGTATCACTTACAAACAATACATGCGTAAACGAAAGGGACAAAAGAAAGCATATCCAACTTGGTCTATTAGAATGGAAATAGCAATGACAGATAAATCTGTTTTGATTTGGTTACACGAAGTATTGGGTGTTGGAACACTTGGTGAGAAAAGATATCGAACAAAATATACTGTTGGTTGGAAAAAACAGTGGCGTTGGCGTTGTCAGTTTAGAGATGCCTATTACGTTTGTAAATTAATTTGGCCTTTTGCACACGTTAAGTTACCGGGCGTACAAAAAATTATAGAACATTATTCAAAAGAAATTCTAATGAATGATAAAGTTGTTGATTTTAAAAAATATAAGGAGATAATGAGCTTAGAATAATAGAAAGAAATATATGTCACAAGAAAGTTATACTTACAAACAATACTCAAGAGATAAAAATGATTTATCAAGAAGTTATGATAATAATGAAATTGATGAAAGTTCTTACAAAGAAAAAGTTAGTGAGCTTCACAAGAAACTACCTACTAAAGAAATTTTAAAAGATTCAAGGGGCATGGATCAAGCGGCAAGGATTGCCGCTATTGATACGGTTAATCGTACACAAAAAATTGAAAAAGAAAAGTTGGAGCCTTTTTACGATTATAAACTAAAACCAGATTGCAATATCGTTAATTTTAATTTGGGTGGTAATTTTAACACCATGCACCAACTGTGTGGTTTTAAATTAGATCTTCTTAATGGGTTCGTAGATCAAAAGTTTGATTCAACTATAAAAGACATAGGTGTACCTTTTACTGAGGAGATTGATTACTCTTTAATAAAAAATTCTAGAAAAAGTAGATATGGTGAAGTGGTCACACCATACAAAAATGGTTTTCTAATCGTAAGAGACGACAATCCAAAAGGCGCACACTTTTTTTGTTTGTATCAATACGTTGATAAAGGGTTAAAAGATAATAACATACTTGAACCGATACTTCGTATGGGTGATAAAACTTATTTTATAAATAAAGAAATAGCCAAACAATTTCTTGAGTATAAAGAAGGTATTACAATTTATATGGCATTTACAAAAGCCTATAAAAATAAAGTTTATAAAATACATTTAAGAAAGAACGATAACTTAATCTCAATACTAGAGGCCGCAGTAAAACGAGATGATGAGTATGCTTTAAATATTTACAGGTCTTTACCTAAAAATTTTAATGATGACATTGCGGAGATGAACGGAGTATTTGATTATATTGATTTTAATTATGATCAAACTAAAAAATCCAATGAGGGTTCTAATTTAATAAACGAAGATAAATTTAATGAGTATTCTTTTAATAAGTTAAGAAACGTAAATAAATTAGATTTATTAAAGTCAAGTTATACGTTTTCATTTGTAGCTAAAGCAGTTGGTTTTATTAATATGATGAACACTTTTTTAAAAAATAAAAAAGAATCTGATGATAGCATGGAAGAATTCATAGAGCCTTTTTTAAATTGTAAAAATACAGAGGATATATCTATTGTTCTGTTTGAAGAACTAAACTCAGATAATACTAAATTTTTAAATCAATCTAGATCTATTAAACAAAAATTATATGGCTATTCATATGCTAAGAAACAAGAAAATGAATTTAGCTCACATACTTTGGTTGATGTATTTTTAGATTTATTCTATATGCACAACTTTACAGAAAAAGGAACCTCTGTGTCTGTTGATGGTGCTACACAAATAGATTGTTTGTATTATTGGAAATACGCAGACTATTTTTCTCTTGCACATAATTTTTTAAGTGACAAAGATTATCCATTGTTTTTAGAAAAAGGTGAGATTTTTAATAAAAATAATTTATGGGAACATTTTGAAGAGTTTCGTTTTGTGCCACATCAAAGCACAAGATACAATGAAACGTACGAGCTTGACCCGGACGTTAAAGAAAAAGTATCTTTAATTTTAAATGAGGCCATGAGCCAAGAAACAGGATTGTTAATACCCTACAACGCTTGTGTAGAATTACAAGACGACACTAATCTTCGATACGCTCGTTTTATTGAAACTGAGGACTTTATACACATATTTTTACATGACGAAAACGACAGGTATTTATCTGAATTGTATTGTAAAAGAGAAAGTGAGTTTAGATATTGGTTAGTTAATCGAAAACAAATATTTGATGATCCTGATAATTTAAAAAATATGTTTGACCGATTGTACGTGAAACTAGCGTCATGTATCAGGGATTGGAAGGTTTTGATTGAAAGAGATAGAACAATGGCTTACAGAGGTCGTAGAGTGCCAACTGGTGTTAAGTCTAATGTTAAAAGAATTATTTATTTACCAAGAGTAAAGTACCGAACTAATCCAGATGCAGAGCAAAGAAAACGAGAAAAAGTTTTTTTTAATGAAAGTAGAAAGTTTTCTGGTGAAAGACGGGCGCACGTACGAAGATTACCAAAGGGCATGAAACCTTCTAAAGCACAATTAGTTTTAGCAGAAAGCAATGGTGTTTATATTCCTGAGAATTATACTTTTGTTAAAGAATCTGTTTGGGGTCGAAGTGGTATGACCCAAAGGCAAATTAAATATAGAACTAGATCCTTAAACGGACTTTTATATTGTCCTGATAGTGAATTTAAACAACACCGAGACATTGCAGATATTAGCCCTGCTGATTTTGAAGAATATTGCGGTGAGTATATTAAAAAATTAGGCTATGAAGTTTACAAAAGAAATAATTATGACGGTGGTATCGATATTAGAGCCGTTAAAAAAGATGGTTCTCGTTTATTTGTGCAATGCAAACACCCAATCGAATCTGGTAATCCTATTGGTGCTGATGTCGTTAGAGAGTTAGAAGGATCCGTTGAGTTAGAGAAAAAAGATTTAGAGGATTGTATTATTGATAAAATGATTATAACTTCTACGAGATATACCTTTAAATCTGTTGAGGCGGCTCGAAAATTAAATATAGAATTAAAAACAACGGACGATATAAAATGAATTGCCTTAGTTTAATGTTAGCTTTGTCGATGCATTTAGGATTAGAAGGTAATTATAACTCGATACACCCACACGCACGTTGTCAAAAAGATGCTATGATATCAGGTGTTTACTACAATAGTGAGGATAATATATCTGCTTATGTCGGGTTGGAACATAATGGATTTGAACTTGGATTAGTTACGGGTTATACCTACGCTGATGTTGTACCAATGTTAAGATATAAAAAAGATAAATTATTTATTGCACCTGCAATCGAGAAAGGTGGAAAGAAAGGAATGGTAATTGGAATTGAGTTTTAAATGGAATAAAAAATTTAACTATCCTAAAAGTCAAAGAGAACTAATTAAAGGTCAACGACACTATGCCTTGAACGAAGAAAAATTACCGAGTGTAACTACTATTCTTTCTGAAACTCAGAGTGACGAGAAGAAAGAAAGTTTGGCCAGATGGAAAGCAAGGGTCGGTGAAACTGAGGCCGAACGAATAAAGGATAGTTCAGCAAGCAGAGGTACAAATATGCACTTGCATTTAGAGAGACATATTCTTGGGGCGGGTCACATGGATCTAACAGACGAGGGTCAGGTGGCAGGTGACATGGCTCAAGTGATAATCGACAAGGGACTTTGCGACATGGGTGAGATATGGGGATCTGAGGTGACTTTATTTTATCCAAACTTGTATGCGGGGGCGACCGATTTGGTTGGTGTCTTTGATTAT